AACTAAATAATGGTGTTAGTAAAAATATAAATCTGAATAAGAAAGTAACATGTGACGAATGTAAGGGTAGAGGAGGTAAAGATATAGAAGTATGTTCTCAATGTAATGGTAGAGGTGTAGTATTAATTAGACAGAATATGGGTTTTACCATTATTGAAATGCAACAAACATGTCCAAAATGTCATGGACAAAAAAATATTATTAAGACTAAATGTGGTAAATGTAAAGGAGATAAACATATTGATAAAAATATAAATATATCAATAAAAATAGAACCAGGTACAGCATCTGATGCTAAGATGGTTTTCCAAGGACATGGTCATGAAATAGATAATGGTAAAGGTGATATAGTAGTATGTTTAACACAACAACCTCATTCATATTTTACACGACATCATCTTGATTTAGTATATAAAAAGAAAATTACTTTACGAGATGCATTATGTGGCTGTTCATTTAATATTAAACATTTAGATGGTACAATATTAAAGATAGTAACAAATACAGTAATTAAACCTAATGATAAACGTATTATTAAACAGCGTGGTATAATTAATAAAGGTAATCTTATTATTGAATTTGAAATTGAATTTCCTAATATGACACCTGAAATGAAAGATCAATTAAATTTCTTACCTAGGTCACATAAGTCACCAGAAGATTTACAAGAAATTAATGGTGTATCTATCTTAATTTAAACTATTTTTATAACTTATAAAAATAGATTATTAATTATATAAATAATCAAACAAGTGAAATTATATAAATAATTAAACAAGTGTTATTCTCTTTTGGTGACCAGCACGGATACTTAAATCAACCATAATAGGTATACCTGCATCAGATAATTTTCTGCAGAATGCAACATCTTCTGAACACATCTCATGGATTTCAGGTACATCCTCCTTATCACTTGGCATCTTTTGTACTTCATAATGAAAGTAAGGATAATCTAGTTTATCAACAACATCTTTCTTAATAGCCATTATACCCATTCCACTATAAGCAACTGGAATATAACGTGTAACAGATCGTGTTTTTGTAACCATTTCTTCATCCATAAATTGGAATGAGCCATTCTTCTTATAAAAATCTAAATCCCAATCCTTGACTACGGCAAAATGCTTATTATCTTCCATCTTGTATAATCCAGCAGTTACCTGATATTGACTGTTAATTAGTTCTATAATCATTTCAGTTGTGTAAAGAACATCAGAATCTAACCATATCATAACATCATACTCTAAACCATTAAATGGCTTTTGTTTTGGACCACGTAAAACATCTACACCTAAACACTTTGCACGTGCAAATGGAACAAATGATGAATAATTTTGACTAACCATTACCTCATGTCCTACCTCTTTTAGACCTAAAATGAGACGAGTCCATGCAATTAGAAATTCACCACTATAACTATAACCTGGGAGACAGAATAGAACCTTCATGATTAACAATATTATAACATAAACTGTTTAAGTGGTTTTATAAAAAAATATATATAATTTAAAGACTCATCATATATTTTATATACAATAAGTAAAATATTAATATAATGTGGTTATGTTCAATATTTAATTTATTATGTAAAAGTAAAATGGAAAAAGTAAAGGAACAATTTAAACAATATGGTGGAAACACACCATTATTTACCTTAAATGGTACCAAGTGTTGGGGACGATTAGTTAATTTATATGATGGTGATACATTTAAAGTAATCATAAAAATATTTGATAATTATTATAAAATTAATATGCGGATGTGTGCTATTGACACTTGTGAAATTAAAAGTAAAGATGAAGCTAATAAAAAGAAAGCTATTCAAGCACGTAATCGCATTTTACAATTAGTTTGTCCTGAAGAAGATATTAATCTTGATAAAAATTATACAAAGAAAGAAATAGATGCTATTTTAAATAAACATGTATGTATGGTATGGGTAAATCTATTAGAATTTGATAAATATGGTAGAACATTATGTGATGTATATAATACACCAGATTCTGAGTCTTTCTCCAAGATTCTAATAAGTGAAAAATTAGGATATGAATACTTTGGTGATACTAAACTAACCGAAGATCAACAAAAAGAAACTCTTTAATTGGATATCTTTACAATATTATTCAAAAAGTCAATCCAATCTCTAATACTTTCATCATCTTTGATAATTAAATGTAACTTATCAAGGATTTCATTTTCCATTGTAGATCTATATATATCATTATTAGCTATTCTAACTGCAATATCAATATAATCATCAATATTTTTTGCGATAGGTTCGCAAATACCCATTTTACGATATAGACCTTGAGTAAAGCGACCATATAATTTATTACCTGGTAAAGTAACAACAATACGACCAATCATAAAACACTCGTAAGTACTAATACATCCTCCAAAAGGATGTGTATCTAATACAACATCAAAAGAATAAACCAATTGAAGATAATGCATAACATCAGGTTGTTGTGGGACTATTTTAATTCGCTCAAAATGTGTAATATTCTTACGTAATCGTTGATATACAACTTCAAATAAATCTTTATCTTTACCCTCTATTAATACAATCCATCCATTGGAATCTCTATCAAGAATTTTGTTTATAATCTCATCCATATCATTAGACATTTTAATCATAGAACCAACAATACCATATATACAACCATTTTCTTCAATACCTAGTTGTTTCCTGATATTTGTTTTTCCTGTATTATGTAATAATTTTAGAGAATCAAATCCAAGATAATCATTAATATGATGATAGTATATACTTAAACTTGGAAAACAAACAAGTTTTTCAGTGTGGTAATCATCATTCAAACTTTCAAATAAAGATGATGAAATATAATAGTCAATATATGGTAAACCAGTAGTATCTGGATGTCCCCAAGTTGATATTTGAACTGGAGCAAGACGGAAACAACCTATTAAATATGTATTTATATCCATTATAGGATCTAATATTACTAAAACATTTAATTCATCTTCTTTAATTTTAGTTATCCAATCCATTAAAATATTAGATGGTGTAACATATTTATAACAAGATTGAGCTATAGCATTACCTATAATTTCGTGACGTTGATCCAATGTATACACATAAGTTTCAAAATTGTGTAAAGATAGTTGTTCAATTAAACCAACTGATATTTTACCAACTGAGTGATTAGATAAAGACCGTGAAACAAATCCTATTTTTGTCTTATTATTAATAATATTATTTTTAACAATATCCAAAGATGGTAATTTAAAAGAATGTTCTAATAGACGAGAGTATAATTGAGCTTGAAATTGTAATAAAAAGGAGTTATTCCCATGATGATAAGTTAAATGATAACCAGGTATTTTTGAAAATATAGGAATAGTAGATAGAGGATTTATTATTGGTGATTGAATCCATTCACTAAAATTATCAATTAACCAAATTATTGATCGTCTATATACTCTTCTTTGATTAACTAATTCTTCCTTATTATTTGAAAATGCTGGAACCATAATATTTTTTAACATTAATAAAGCTTTAACAGTAATATCTTTATTTGCTAACTCATTAATATATAGTATTAAATCATCTCTATATAGAGAATCAGAGGGTATTATTTGATGAATAACTAGACGATTACAAATCCATTTTGACCATAGATCATCACTATTATCAGTCATTAAAATACCAGATAACATGATATCAAATAACTTGAATACTTCATTACAAAATAAGGGTAAATGAAAAATAAAATTAATAATAGAGGAAGATAGTTTATTGTAACCAGAATTAGAAAAGAAAAGTTTTATAACATTAGTCAAATTAAGAATATCATTTACTGAACATCCATTATTATAAATAATATTCAGTTGAGATTGAATAGCTTCCATATATGATATCATGTATATAGCTAAGAATGTAATAATGTTATTTTTACGAGATATATAAAAAAAATTAACGGGCATATGGTTTTGGTGGGGTTGTAGGACAAATTGGCATAGTATTTTGTACCCGAATAGGACTACTATCCCGTTTTGTATTAGGAAATATATATGTGTTGCAAATTATACGACTCAATGATTTTACCTTAACATAATTATTAATATCAATAAAACTAGTATGAGGATAAATGTTATGATCGATCATTATTTGATGTTGTTCTATACTACATGGTGGTTGAGGAATAAGTTTTTTCTGTTTCACAGTACCGATAATACGAGTAAGATTGTATACTTCTTTATCACTTACTTGCGAGGCATAAATATTTTGCTTAAGAATTAAGTTATAAAGATTTGCATACATAACTTTTATATCCTTATTCAGAATGTAATAATTTAAGTATTCACAAAACTTATTATGAAAGCCATATTTTCCCATCACTTTATTATTATTTTGAGCAGATATATCATTTACGTAAGCCCATGTATCAAGAATCTTGGATACAAATATGTTGAATATAGGTATATTATTAGTAACATCAATAATTGTCATCCATTCTTCGATAAAAGTAGAAATTTCTGTCATATTTTTAGATGTGATAAGACCTTTATTTATGAATTCCAAAAGATGAGATCCATATGGATCGAAATGTTTAAGGATATCGCCATCTGGCTGATTATTCGATATTTTTTTAGAAATAGTAGAGGGAATAGACATGGGAAGGTATGGAGTATTAGTACCAGAGAACTCGACTACGGAATCATATTCAATAGACCAGGAATATAGAGGGGTAGGGAATTCATTAGTAGGGGAAATAGAAAGTTTCGTATCCATATTTTCGTTGTATTTGAGTATATTAAATTAAATGATGATAGAAATGATTTTATCAATTTTTTATATAATCAACAAAGTTGATTATATAAAAAATTAGGTGAGACGTAAGTTGAGATCAATTTTTTATTTATTGAGTTAACTCAATAAATAAAAAATTAGGCGAGTCTTTAGATGAGATCAATTTTTTATTAAATTATTATGTAATAATAATTTGATAAAGAAGGGAGCATATTTCCATAGGAAATGTGTTCAATTTTTTATATAATCAACTTTGTTGATTATATAAAAAATTAGGTGAGTCTTTAGATGAGATCAATAAATAAATAAGATAACCATCAAGTTAAATATACCTTTCGTTTACCCATTCTTGATTACATAGTGGACATGTAATATGACCAATTAACCATCTAGAAATACAATTATAATGAAACTTATGACCACAATCAGAAGTTACTTTTTTACAGGGTTTGAAAGATTTGCAATTTTGACAATAAACACAATCAGATATAATATCATTCCTACAAATAGCACATGTGCTATTGTATCCATTAATAATAGGTTTAGTAATAACCAAGACTTTATCAAGAGTAAACATTATGTTACTGTGTTACTGTGTTACTGTGTTACTGTGTTACTGTGTTACTGTATTGTTTAAGGGTATTAATGATAGATAATACAGTTTTTCAATTATTAATTTATCAATTTTATTGATAAATTAATAATTAGGTGAGACATAAGTTGAAATCAATTTTATTAATAAATATTAATGTTATTAATATAAAGATGTATTGATATAGTCATTTAATAAAAAAAGATGGTTAATCTTTGGGTTGACCATTATCGTCCCCATTGTATTAAGGATATTGTTCAACAAGATGAAATAAAACATATCATAGAAAATGCAATTGTATCTAATTCATTAACTCATATGTTATTTTATGGACCTCCAGGAACAGGAAAAACCTCAACAGCATTAGCAATGGTAAAAGAAATGTTTTGTAAAACAAGTGATATAATATTGAATCAAAAAGTATTACAGGAAAGAACTTTGGAATTAAATGCATCAGATGAGAGAGGAATTAAGGTAGTTCGAGAAAAAATAAAGACATTTGCCAGTGCTTCATTAAATAATCATTATAATCATGTTCCACCATTTAAAGTAATTATTTTAGACGAGGCTGATGCGATGACGAATGATTCGCAGTTTGCTTTAAGACGTATAATAGAGAAATATACACATATAACACGATTTATATTAGTATGTAATTATGTTACAAAAATTATAACACCATTATCATCAAGATGTACAAAATTAAGATTTCAACAAATATCACCAACTTCATTACAAACTATTGTTCATAGAATTAAGGAAGTTGATATTAATTGTGATTGTATAGAATATGTATATGAAATATGTGGAGGTGATTTACGTAAAGCTATTAATATAATTCAACGGGCTTCATATATTAATAAAAAGGTAACTAAAGATATTATCAGTGAAATTTCAGGTCAAATACCTGAAAAACATGTTGAATTAATATGGAATAAATTAAAAGGACAAATTACATATCCTGAAATAGTACGACTAGCGAAGAACTTTTGTGATGATGGTTATTCAAGTTTATGTTTGGTAAACAATTTATTTCAACTGGTTATGAATGATGATTTGGATGATAATCAAAAAGGAAAAATGTTATTAGCTCTCAGTGATATAGACTATTATATCAATGACAACGCAAATGAGTTTATTCAGATAGTAAAAATGTTTTCAAATTTAACTGTTTTTAGATCTATAAAATCATAGTTTTTTAAAATAATTATTATGAAACCTGAAATAATTATTATTGAAACTTGTAATAATTATTATGAAACCTGTCTTACACGAAAATTAGTATTCCTGAAAAAGCTTGATAAGTGAGGTTCAGACTCTGTTAATAACTTTTCAAGAGTTGTTTGTTCAAAAGAACCATTACTATTAGTAAATATGACACGACATATACGATAGCCTTTTTCTTGTGGTAATTGCATCATTTTTAATACACAATGAAAACATGGTTTAGACATACCTAATACACCAGTTTTTGTTGTACGTATAACTATCATATCTACTTTTTTATAATGATGTTTTTTGGGGAGAGGTTGTAAATTCATAATAGCATTGTGTTCAGCATGAACACTTGCGTACACCGTATGGCAAGCCCGAAATCGGTTCTCACCATACGCCAACGCCTTTGGATTGTTCAAAACGATTATGATCTATAATACAGGCTGCATGGTTATTACTACCACACATACCAGAACACAAGCGCCGAGAGACCAGAACATTGCAAATGTTCTCCATGTTATTGTATTAGTAAATATTAATAGTGTTATTTGTTTATATAATTTAATATTTCAAAAATTATATAAACTTTATGATTTGGACTTTTCGTGGATAAAAGCATGTTCCCAACAATAAACCTTTGTTAGTATCCTAAAAACAGACTTGCGATTACATATATCACATTTGGGTAATGGGATAGTATCAATACGCTTTATTTCTGGAATCTGAATTTTTGCATCTTTATAATCCTGTTCAATATCCATCTTTAAAAAATACTCGATATCCTTTTCTATATCCATTATATAGTTTTTATCCTATTATTATATCACTAAATAAAACTATTATCAATATTTACTTCTTCTTACTCTTTGATGGTTTTTTAATTACCTCTTCTTTGACCTCAAAAACTTCTTCTTTAACCTCATTTACTTCTTCTTTAACAGCCTTCTTCTTACTATTTGATGGTTTTTTAATTACTTCTTCTTCAACAATTTCCTCTTTTGCCTTCTTACTCTTTGATGGTTTTTTAATTACTTCTTCTTCAACAATTTCCTCTTTTGCCTTCTTACTCTTTGATGGCTTTTCAATTACTTCTTCGATCTCATTTACTTCTTCAATAATTTCTTCTTTAGTAATCTTTTTCTTACTCTTTGATGGTTTATCAACTTCTTCTTTTACTTTTTTGACAGTTTTAGTTGATTTTGTTTTTTGTTCATCTTTGGCAATACCATCAGTATAAGGTTCTTGATTAGGAAATTCAAAATCATCATCAGAAAGACCATTAACACTATCATAATCATCACCAAACTCTTTTAGCTCACTCATTTCTTGTTTGATTTTCTCACGTTTTTGTTCAAGGGCTTTAAGAGGGATAATATGGCTGATAATTTCCTCATGAATCTTGGTGAATTCTTTATGCAAATCCTCCAACCTTTCCTTATTGGAGAGGGATTTAGCGAGTTTGTCTGCCATGGTCTTATTTATGTACCTCTATCTTATCTTTAAATATAATGTAATTATCAATTTATAATTATATCAATTTATTATTAATAGAGTAAACTCTATTAATAATAAATTAGGTGAGACGTAAGTCGAGATCAATTAATTGATATAATTATAAAGGGGGCATATTTCCAGAGGAAATGTGTTCAATTTATTATTAATAGAGTTTACTCTATTAATAATAAATTAGGTGAGACGTAAGTCGAGTTCAATTAATTGATATAATAATAAATTAGGTGAGACATAAGTCGAGTTCAATTAATTGATATAATAATAAATTAGGTGAGACGTAAGTCGAGTTCAATTAATTGATATAATTATAAAGGGGGTAAAAGAAAAAATATATATTATATATAAACAGACAATGCCTCAAATAATTTTAGAATCAGGTGCTATTATATTAATAGGAAAAAATGCTAAATCTAATGATAGGATAACTTTTATATCAGAACAAGATGATTTATGGTTTCATGCAAATGATTATACAGGTAGTCATGTTGTACTACATAATACTTCTAAAATTTTTATTTTAAAAGATATACAACAGGCTGCCAATGAAGCCGCTTATCATTCTAAAGGTAAAACATTAAAAGTAGTTGATATTATGATGACACAAATAAAGAATATAAGAAAAGAAAGAGGTTGTAGTATTGGTGAAGTAATAGTAGATGAATTTAATTTAATAAAGGGATATCCTAATGCTAGTAATTATAATAAAAAAGTTTAGTATTATAAGTATTATAAGTAAATAAAGAAACTTGACACACTTAAAGCGGCGTAAACTTCCAACCACACACGTGGTTAAAGTTGTTGACATCATCGTGAATAAACTCGCTTGGGGGGCAGTTGTTAACGTTAAAGTCTTTGTCGTGATAGAACTTGACCATCATCTTCTTGGACTCTGCGTACTTCTTAGCGTTAGAGTACGACTGGAGCTCGTATCCATTGCTGCGCTCCATAATGAAGAGCTTGTCCAGGTAAATGCAGTGGATCCTATCGTTGTTATCTTTGTACATAATAGTGTTAGTGTGTGCCTTGGAGGTAAAGGTAGCAAAACCATACTCACCAACTACGGCATTATCACACGTCTCCTTCATGAACTTGTCAAAGCACTTGTTAATGACCTTAAACACCGTAGAGAGAACACCAACTTCGTGATGCTTGTCCCAAGACCTGATCTGGCTGTAGTCCTCCGCGTTCAGGAACCCGAGGAACGTGTAGTTCATAAACAGGTGGTACGAGTCAAACAAGCTTACCAGCCCATCGATGATATCGGTAATAAAGCTGTCCTCGATGGTAGTCTGTATGTTAGACCTGAGGCGCTTGTTATCATCATCAGCATCGACATCATCCGCCCAGTTCCCTGACGGGACAGACACGAGGTTAGACTGCGTCGGAGTAATCGGCATAGTAACCGAAGCGTAGGTCCTGGAAGGAATCACGTTCTCGGTGACGGAAGTCTTAATCTGCGCCATGGACTTGTAGGAACGCATCATATCGTTAGCCTCCATGATTATGTTAGACATATCCAGATCAATCTTATCCAAAAACGTCTTCATAGCAACGTCATCCAAAAAGATCTTCGTCTTGGTTTCGTAGCTCTGGAAATCCAACTTGTGCTTCTGGATCACCTCAGCCATGCTCTCCATGATCTTCTCGTAGTCGGTAAAGCGAGTCATCACCTTCGTGTTACCAGCATCAATCTTCTTCAAAAACTCATTAACAAGTTCCTGCTTCTGCTCCTGCTCCTGCTCGTGAGACGCGACAATGGCGGACATAGTTGCCATTTTGTAGTAAATGGCAGCAAATAGCAGCAAACAGCAACGATCAATAAACAGCTGCTAGCCGGTAGAGCTGATATATGGGTTACCTATATACCTACGACCAAATAGTTTTTTTTATCAATTTTTTAGTTAATCAACTTGATTGATTAAATGATATAAAAAAGGGGAAAATTGATAAATAACTTTATTTCAAATTATGAATATCATAACCTACATCATGACCTTCTATTATGGAAATAATAAGGTATATCCCTATGCTGATAATATAAAAGACTTGTATAATAATGGTCTATCATATAATGAGATCGAAGTTAAATACATATATGAAGCAACTAATTATTTAGAATGTTATGCTAGAAAACATAATATTCAACTCTATCAAAAATGTTATTTTGGTTATGTTATAAATATAGATGAATTTGTCTTAGCATATATATGTTTAGCTCCTGAGTTTAGTAATAATGATGATCCTATGCCAGATTGTATAATATTTTATTACAAGATACAATTAGAAGATATACAAATATCTCAAGTTAAAGTGTTTAAATCAATGCATTTTTATGCTCATCAATATATAAACAATATACCATCAATTTATTCAGATCTTTTTTACCATCATGCTACTAATCTTGTTTCTTTTGAACATGATTACATAATCCCTATGTGAAAAGATACTGTATAATAAGATATATTTATATAAACACATGCATTTAAAATGGTTTTTTTAAATAATATCCATTTATATGTTTTGAAGCATAACAGTTTAATAAATAGTGTCCTAATCTTCCACAACGATAACATATACCATTTGATTTTAAATTATTAGGCTTTATAATTTTTGATCTACATGATTTTTCATGTACAATTGCACTAAACTCTTTAGTAAATTTTTTATCACAATATTTACACCCCCAATTATACTCTGCTTCATATTTTATTATATTTTCAAAAACATCTGTTTTAGCATAACAATCTTTAATAAAATGTCCAAATCTTCCACAATTAGTACATAAGTCTTTGGCGGACCAAATTTCCATTTTTAAAGCATCAATATGGAACTTACTTAATTCTATTTCAACATAAGATCCTCCACGAACTTTATCTATACCATATTTTGACATGTATTCTTTAGTAATTTTATCTTCTTCAAATGGAGATACATTTGTAATTGTTTTTTCTAAAGATATTGGCTTGTATTTTCGAGTCCATGCAGATCCATTTCCATTTATATGTTCTTGATATCTAAATAAAACATTATTACTTCTACCAATATAATACCTTTCTTCTTCAAGAAGAAGAATATAAATATTAGTCATTATATTTAATATACAAGTATCGTTATTTTTAAATATAAAATATATTCAATTTTTATCCCTATGCTACTAATCTTGTTTCTTTTGAACATGATTACATAATCCCTATGTGAAAAGATACTGTATAATAAGAGATTGTACATGATATATTTTTACTGAGTATAACACGACACGGTTTACCAATTTTTAATTTATCTATATAATTAAGTAGTGATTTGCCACTAATAGGATAATTTGGATACATTCGTCTAAAGTATTTCTCCCAAAATACTACTGTTGTAACATAGTATAATTTAATATCAATTGTTAATGTATTATTTTCAGTTGACTTGATATATCCATTTACTACCTCATCAATAATTTTATTACTATCTGTAAGAACTTGTGATAATGAAAATAAATTTGTAACTAATAAAGGATTCCACTCATATAATACTGGTTTAATATTATCACGAATCTTTCCACGTTGACTCCATGATGGTGTACTATCATGTAAATATGGTATTCCAACATTACGTGCAAATTTATATATACTCTCCTTATCAATATTTAAAAAAGTACGTATAAAATGGATACCATCAATCATTGAATTTTTATTCATTCCTAATAAGTTTTCATATTTAGTATTATTACATACATTGGTAAGAATATTTTCCAAACAATCATCTTTATTATGACCTAATATAACATTCACATATTCTCCACCAACACTTTTGTAACAATTATACCTTACATTTTTAGTATATGTCTCATATAGTTCCCTAAATCCAAATCGCATACATTGTTCTCTTTGTATCTCCGTTATTCTACGAACATATAATGGAATTTCCATATTCTGACACCATGTTCTTACAAAAGTTTCCTCCAAATTACTCCTATTACAATAATTAATATGAACTGCAACAAAATTATATCCTAAAAACTTTAATATATAAGCACATACCATACTATCAACTCCACCTGATAATGATATAATATATTTATCTGATAATGATAAACATTCAATAGCATTAATTAAGGTTTCATCATGGTTACCATATTTATTTAATACATCAGGTGCATACTCTAAAATATCATAAAAATTTTCAATATTCCATTTATATTCTTTAGATATCTCGTGCAAATTAATCAAATTAGAATCAAATTTATAACGTTGAAATGTAGCCTTGAAAAATTGACGTAATAAAGGATCATTATCATATTCTAATCTTTTAATTGTTTCCTTAGCAACATATTGTATATTATCAAGTTTATTACTATGTCTAAATGGTAGAAAAACAAAACAAAATTCATTTGTTTGTAAATCATCATATGTATTTATAACATACTTTGAATAATGAATGGCTAAATCAATATATGGTAATATAATTTCATCATTCCCTCTAAAAAAATGTCTGACTAATTGATCATATAATAATATCATACCAATATATTCCTTTTTACATGATGGTTTTAACACTTCTTTAAGAAGATGATAATATGTACTCTTCAAATACTCATCTATGTCTGTATTATTGAACCACCAATTAGGATTAGTAAACCACTCATTATATAATTTATCTAATATCATTTTTTTATTATCATATATACATCGTCATTCATTTAAATATTAATAAATTTAAATATCCCTCATTCATTGGATCTATTATAGATATATCACTCAATGACATATCACATTCTTGATTAATTATTATCATTTCACCTGCTATTATTTCCCTATAAAAATCTAATAATGGAACTGATAATAATCCACCTTTAATATTTTCACGTCCCATACACATAATACCTTTACATGATGTCATTGAAACAAACTGATTTTCAATAACACGTATTAATTGTACTTTAGTAGTCTGATTTACATTATCTAAATAATGATGTATAGTACGTAACATCATATTTTCAGCCATAGGACTAGAAAATGGTTTGTAAGAAGAATCTTCACATATAATTTTACCATTATCATTAAATTTACATGTAATAGATGGACTAGTTCTTCCATACCTAATGAAGTCAGGACGAAGAGTATGAATATTAACTTTTGAGGTCATATCATAAACAGATACATTACCTTGGACTCTTAATAACATATTAAATATTATTATATTTTAAACCTTGTAAAATTCTATTTATGTAAATATATAAAATATTGATTAATCTTAAACTTAGAATCAAATATGATTAATACAAAACAATGCCAAATTGGTGCTTTAATTACTTGAATATTAAAGGAAAAAACATATATATAATGGAGTTTATTCAAGATCATAATATAGATAATCTAAATTATGAAAATTATGAAAATTATGAAAATTTTAAATTTGAAACAATTGAGCCATATCCAAATGATACATGGGATTACGAATGGTGTTATGAAAACTGGGGTACTAAATGGAATCCGATAACAACTAGTATAGAAATTTCCAAACATGATATTATTATTAATATGGATACTGCATGGTGTCCACCTATAAAATGGCTTGAAAAAGCTTCAATTAAATATCCTTCTTTAGAATTTTCAATGGATTCTATAGAATGTAGTGGTGATTTTAGAGGTAATTATATTATTCAAAATGGAAATTATAGTTTATTTTTAGAAGGTTCTTATGTTGATTATTTAATGGATACACTTAGTCTTAAAAAAAATATGTCATTAATTATACGAGAAATTATTAACATTAATATCTTGTATAAAACAGATATTAAAAAGGCTTTAAATATAACATCAATTGTGATAAATAGAATGGATATGATATTACATCCGCATGAATATCTACAACATGGTTTAAGAGATTATATAGAGGTTGAATATGAAATTGATGAATCATTATGGTTATGTGTTGAACAAATGTTTATGCATATTACAAATTGTATGTTTGTACAAGGTGAAAATATAGAGGTAGAGGCAGTAAAGGACTATATGATGTATAAAGTATCAAAGTATATTAATAACATGATAAATAAATGTCATTATATCATGAAACATTATAAAAGTTATAAACTAAGAAAGACAGTAAAAATCATATCAAAAAAAGCTATCTTACATAGAGAATTAGTGCATTTCGCACTTCAACCACCTTCAAATACTCCCTTATTAAAAAATGGAGGATATCTCTATCAAGAGTCTATGAAAAACTTTTCTTGTATAATGTAATGTTATTACTATTGTTTTTGATTGCTTTTATAGTCATCACTATAATATATAAAAACCAAGAATTATTCTTTTTTAATCAAGCAACTAGACGTAATTTTAGATTGGCTGACTTGAGAGGTGAACCAAATTTAATTTATGATAATAATGAACCTATTGGTTATTTATATAGTCCTGATATGTATACTGTAACTGGTGACTTAATTAAAGTATCTGATAGATCGTTCATATATTGATAAACATATATTTGATAATGTTTATATATAAATGTGACTTGGAAATGTATCATCCTCATTCTTACCTTTAAATTTTACATAAGAATCAAAACCTTTTTCGATATCTTCGATATTAAGTTGTTTACGATATTTAGGATGAATGGTTAAAGCACGATATGCATGAGCAATTTTTATATTAAATAAAAGAGTTTCGATATCACCACCATAAAATGGAAAAGAATCATAATGTTGCTTCATGAAGTTTTCTATTTCAGTAATATCCATATTTTTATCAATACTCCATTTTAATTCATCTACCATTGTCAAAAATATTTGTGTTAACTCCTTTGCATCATATTTATCAATGTCATATCTAAATGGAAAGCGTCTCTTAAGACCTTCATTCTGTGAAAAAAAACATTTGTCTAATGCATCTGGATAACCTGCAATAATGCAAATAAAATTATTCTTATTCTCTGATAAATTCTGATTTAATGTATCTATACACTCCTTCGCATAAGAATCCTTTTTATCATTATTTGAACTACCTAATGAATATGCTTCATCAATAAATAAAACACCACCTTGACATTCATCTATTACTTTTTGAGTTTTGACTGCAGTATGACCTAAATATTCTCCTATTAAATCAGATCGTCTAGCTATTTTAAATACAAATTTTTCATTAGATGTATTTTTTTTAGGAGAACCTTGAATGATACCCATATGAAAATAAATTTCAGCGATAATTTTACCTAGAACAGTTTTACCTACACCGGGTGAACCAGTAATAACAGTATGTAACATATTATCATTCTCTTCAATTCCCGATAAAAAGTATACTATTTGATCAACAATATTTTGTTTCACGTTTTTCATTCCAATCATTTTATCTAACTTTTCAAGAGTATTAACTAGATTACATAATCGTTGTAAATCAAATGGATATTCATGACCTTCTTTATAGTTTTTACCTAATGTAATAAGATCCTTTAATGAAGAAATCTTCGTGTCTAAACATTTATATTCTTTATTAATGTCAACAAGAAATGATTTCTTTTTAGTAATTTCCTGTTCATTGGTTTTTTCCTTAATACCAGCTAATTCCATTATAAACTTTATAGGATCAAAAATATTAGGATTTTCTAATACTGATTGTTTCTTGGTACCATTAAACATAGGCACTTTTAATGAATTAAAAGGAACAATAGAAAATGTTACTTCTTGTTTCTGCTGTTGCTGTTCTGATTGAAGTTGTGATAAACGCATAAGTTCAGAAGGAAAAAATGGGAAGTTTTTAATGTCACCATTCACATTTTTAACAGGTTTAATATAATTATGTTTATGAAGATTGTAATAGTCATTAAAAGTTTTACCAAAGAATTGGCGAGGATTTTGTTCCATATTTTTACTATCCTATCTTTATAAACTATGGGTTTAAATATTTTTTTATAAGTTTATAATGGTTTAAAAACAATTTAGGTATTAATAAATTAAACATGACTAAATTTGTTATATTCGATGATATCCATTTTATGGGTGTTTTTGATACTAGAATTGACGTTGAAAAACATATTAGTACCCTATCTGAGTTTTGTGAAAGATATGGAGGTAAGGTAAATACACATAATATCAAAGTATGTGAGTATAATATGCACTTATTAAAGAAACAATATACAATATCTCCTACTTTCACTTTGATAAAACAATCCATTAAAAAACATGAGTTTAATCATGAAAAAGTACCTGATAATAATAATCAAGAATCTGATATAGGTCTATTTATACCACTGGAAACTATTCCACCACCTAATGAAAATACACCTCAAGATACTCTTATACAGTTACAAAATAAGATAAATGAATTAGAAGAGATAAAAAAAAAAGAAAATGAAAATATTATCGATAATAAAGAAACTAAATTACAGGAATATTTAGAAGAAAAGGCTAAATTAGATAATCTTAAACAAGAACTAAAAAGAGATCAAGAAAAATGGCAAGAAATAGAGAAGAAATTTGAAGCAGATAAGAAATTATATTTTATATTTAAGGAAGAGATATCGAACGAACAAAGAAATGAAGATAATATACCGATACTTTTTAAAGACACATATCCTATCTTTAAACAGCTAGATGATGAAAAAAAATTAAATAATGATGAAGAAATCAAAAGTTATCTAGAATTAACTAAATATTATAAAAATACTGTGTTTATGACTTCAGAATTTGATGACCTATTTGTTAATAATTAATTATTTATGATTATAACTTCCAAATCGATAGAAATCTTTAACATTATACTTACTTTTACCTAAATAAAGCATAAAACTAGATAACTCTTGATACATATGATTAATAACATAATTAATAGTTTCCAAGCCCTTCTTAAGCTCAGTCTCAATCACAACTTTAGTTTGGTTTAAATGAATATTTCGTTTTAAATATTCTAGTAAATTATCAATATCACTGACAATCTTATTATGGACGTAATGATCATTAATACAACATTTAGTTTTCTTTTGAAATAAAAATCCATAATGAGACTGACAATCACTTTTCTTATTACAAAATTTGTATGAACTACGCATAAGATTATTATATTTAGTGCGATTAATAGGTTGATGAATTGATAGTGCAAGATGTTCAGAAGACTTTGATATCCAAATAAAATAAGGTTCGTAATCAGATATAGAATTTAAACGATTAATTTTAAATAGTTTTAATAAATAATTAACTAATTTTAGTTGATATTCAATAAGTTGTAAGGGATCGCATTTTGTAAAATCAATAGAAAGTATAGTATTATCTATAGCTTCTTTTGACTGTATGATGTCATCATTTAATATACTAAAACTATCACTAGAAGTATCCTTAGATATTATAGACATAGGATTTATAAAAGATTTAATATGTTCAATCTCCGAAATGATAATTGTCTGATTCCAATCATCGTTCATATCTTTCCACTGCATGGTAATATAAAAATATAGTTTATATTCTTTATGTATAATCAATGAATGCCACTGAAACAATTGTATCTCGATTACTAAAAGAAGAACCTTTTAAAAGTACCCTTATGGATTATACTCTATTAACTTCTGATAACTTTAACTTGCTTCAAAAAGGTATGCATATTAAATATATTACTTTGGATGAAGAACTAAAAAATGCAGGTACGTATTTAGGATTAGATAAACCTGAAAAATTATGTAAATGTCATTTAAGAATAATGGGAGCAATAGTATATAAGCTTCGTTTTTCGAAAAACTTTATATTTTTTAAAGAGAAGCAGTTTGATTTTAGGGATTTCATGAGACGGATAGCCAGTGGAGAAGTTAAAATAAGCATAAAAAAAAGTGGATAGTATATAATAAGAATGATAGCACAAAAAACTGTTCGTCTTTCAAATGATGGATATCAACGACCTAAAAACACTATGCAAGAAAGATTGTCAGAAGCTGAAATACAAGAAAAATTAGAAGATTATGTTGAAGTTGAAGAAATTTCTAAAGTACCACTCAATAGTCATATTAGATACTTTATAACCGATGTTGATCAAAAAACTGGTGAGAAAAAAAGAAAGTTTAGAATGGGTGGTATACTTACTAACAAAGATCATGCTGATAAATTTATAATTTTATCTAATGGCAAGGTTAGTTGGTCTGTACAAGTTAATAAAGCTACTTTTTATAAAAAACTAACTTTACAAGAAATAAAAGACGGACATCAAGAAGTAGTCGCTCAATATAAAGAAAAAATTAGAGAACAACGTCGAGAAATACATAAATTAAAAGATGAGGTTGAACAATTAAAAAAAATCTTAAAAAAGAAATAAAATATTATTCATAATTTTTTAAATATTGATTAACAATTCGTCCTAAAAAATCCAAATCTTTAATCATTTTTTTGATAAGTATTTTTGAATATAATTCTTCAATTATAGCAATTTCATGGTAATCAAGATTAAAAAAATCATATAAATAAGAATCAGTAAATACATGATCAAATGGTAATAATGGAATCCATTTACATGTATCTGGACTAATATGTTGGGAAAACTTTCGAATTCCCATCATAAAATTTATTATTTTGGTATTTAAATAAGATAATAATGATACTGATTCCTTAAAAGTATCAACCTCAAATACTATAAAAGATTGATTACATACATCTTCTGGACCTGCTATAAAACTTCTACCAAAATAATTCCAATAACCATTCGCTTCTACTGTCATAACTTTCCATTTAGAATAATCTTTGATTAACAAATCTTCATGTTTAACATATTTGAAAATATGATTATCATTATTACGTTCACTTACATAACATATACGTGAGCCTACTGAATATACATTAGAAAGTCTATTATCATTAGATCGTATACCTGAATAATTTTGTCCCATACATATATCACCAATACTATAATCCATTTTCATAAGAACCTTATCGACTATAGATTGATACTTGGGTTCAACTATTATATCATATTTATTTATGTTACATATATAGGAATTAAAGGAACAATATCCATAATAAGAACTATCTTTATAAATAATACTAATACCACCCATTATTTTAGGATAACGAGGAAAAATTATAGTAGAATTTTCACAATGATTAATTAAACGAATATCCATACGAGATAACATTGATTTTCTAAATGTAGATAAACCCTTGCCTGCTCCAAACCATCTTGATGGTGTTATAAATAACATTACTTTACAACTATCAATGAAACGTTCCATAAATTGATTATACATCGGTTTAGTACTACCACGATTACCATTTATTTCTTGATATGGAGGATTTCCAAATACTACCCCAAATTCTATTAATCCCCATTGTTTATATGTATCTAATTGCATAGTATCACCAATATAAATATTAGCATTTTTACCAAAAATACGTCTACATATATTAGCATTTTTTGCATTTATTTCACTCATATATAACATTTTATTGATAATATGATGATGTCTTTTATTACTATTAGGTATTACTACTGATAAACTATCCATTAAACGAAAATAAACTGGGACTATAAAGTTCCCTATACCAACTGCAGGTTCAAACCAGGTTTGTGAGGAATCTAACCAAATGTCTACCGGTAACAAATTTAATGTATTTTCAACAACATTTAATGGTGTAAATACCTCACCATATTTACGTTCACCTATTTTATTAGCTTCATTTTTCTCCTTTAATAATTTATATATTTGTTCTTTATTCAACATATCTTATAATAAAACTAACTATTATAAGAGATTATAAATCAACGAATAATTTTGATCATATCTACATAAGAAATTAACCTGGGACGACAACAATAACGATTCTTTAATCCAAAACTATCAACTAGCTCCATCTGCTTCTTATCCTTATCTGAATCACTTAATTTATCATTCTCATTTATTTGTAATAGTTTATACTCATACTCCAATTGTATCTCCCCAAGAAGTAATCCACATGTAGGACATTTCATGTACAACATTGAAGTTTAATCTATCTTATATATTAGATATATTTTTATATATGTTTACTTTATCAATTTATAATAATATAAACTTTGTTGATATTATTATAAATTAGGTGAGACTTTAGACGAGTTCAATTTATAATTTATAATTAGGTGAGTCTTTAGACGAGTTCAATTTATAATTTATAGAGTTAACTCTATAAATTATAAAGGGGGTATATTTCCAAAGGAAATGTGTTAAATTTATTAAGCGTAAAACCGATAAGTATTAAAGTCACTATGAATATCATTTGTTCTAGGTGCTAATTTTTCTAGATAAGTCATATTACGTTTATGGGAATCTACTAGACTCAAAGGTAAAGTATGAATAAAATCATGAAAGACATTTAATAAATCTGTAGAATCACCTATCTCTTCATATCGTAGTATTTCCTCCTTTAATAAATTATATTGTTGGGGATTATATTTTTCATAATATTGAATATCATTAATAAATATATTAAATGGATTGGTTTCTTTAATATTAATTACTGAATGTTGGTAATAAACAAATATACATCCTAATACAAAAGGAAAGAAATAACGAATAGATATATTAAAACGATATACAATAGCAAATAATAGTATGTAGACAATGAAAGCATTAAAATACTGTATACTCATATGTTACTCTTAAATATGATTTTTTTTATATTGAAATAGTAATGGATAAAAAGATAATTTATGGTATTATTACAGTAAGTATATTAGGATTAATCATTTTATGGTTTATTATTCCTAAACTTTTTAATGTTATTAAAACGTCATTTAATAATATTTTTTCTAATAGTATTACTGTTAATCCAAAAGATGTTATGACTGATGGTAAATTTGATGTTACAAAATTTAATTCTATGTATGTTGAAATTAAAAAGAAAAAACAAGATGCTGCTAAGAAAAAAGCTCAAGAAAGATTAACTAAATTACAGGAACTAAATAAAGAAGATAACACTATAAAAATATTGGATATGAAAGTATATGATATGATGATAGATTATGGAGCAAATATATATGGGATAACTTTAGATGTTATTAATGGAGAGCCATGGTATAAAAATAATAGAGTATTATATCTTGGTTGGACATTAGTATTAATTAGCCTTGTGTATTTCTTATTAAATAATATATAGTGGAATATTAAATGGCACAAGTATCTGATACAAGTAATAATGGAATTGATTACAATATGCTACAAATGATAGACATATTAAGAAGTGACTGTATTGATTTACAATTATCTGAAATTAGAACTGTTGATGTTATTTATTCGCAATTACGAATGCAGTATGATATTAGTATTAACCATATAATAGATAATATTTTAATGTATTATGAAATTGAAGCTATTGATGGTTATCAAGATATTGAAAGATATTTAAATGGTATTGCTAATTTTGCGACTATCAATCCAATCAATATAATATATAATAATGATATTAATTATGATGCTGATAATGATGACGATGATGATGACGATGATGAAAATATAGAAGAAGAACATGATATATTTGATGATATTGATGATATTATCCTAGAAAATGGTAATCATAATATTAGATTTACACGAATTATTGTTAATGCTGTTAGAAATTTATCTGGTACTAATCCTCCAGCATCTAATAATATTTCATCTCCAGTACGTGAAAATCGCTTTGAAGACGTAAAAGTTATCCTTCAAAAGAAAGAATTAGAAAAATTCCCTGCTACTAAATATGAAACACTATCTAATGATATTAAAATAGTATGTACTAAATGTACTGTTTGTTTGGATGATTATGATGATAATTCATACGTTCGTCAAATGGAATGTAATCATATTTTTCATAAAAAATGTATTGATAAGTGGCTATTAGAATATAACTATAAATGTCCTATGTGTAGATCTGAATGTGGTAGCTATGAACCTAAATTATAATAATTGATCTCGCCTTACGTCTCACCCTCTTATTATAAAATCAAGTTTACTTGATTTTATAATAATTGATCTCGCCTTACGTCTCGCCCCCTTATTAATTTATCAACTTGTTGATAAATTAATAATTGAAAAAAAAAGCAATATAAAGCTAACAACTATAAAATAATAAAGGAACCATGGAGATGCTAAACCAAACTAATTATATTAAAGTTATTAAGCAAGCAGTTGGTAGGAAAAAGTTTAGATGTGCTAGCAGAGATGAATTATATGAAATAATTAAGACAGAAATTGAAACTAAACAAAATATCAAAGTAGTTCCAATATTTCTAAATAATATTCTAGATCAGATTTGTCAACAAATTATTGAGGTAAATATATCAAATGACATTAAATGGATACCTAATTTTAAAACAGTAGAAAAAAGAGATGAATTTTATGATGAATTAGTAAAAGAAATAGAGGTACCAGAAGAATATAAACCTATGTGGAATCAATATAATTATTTGTTAAACATTCCCCAGCCTGCTCAAAGAACAAAAGAATGGTTTGAATTAAGGAATGGTATGATAACAGCTAGTAGTTCAGCCCAAGCAATTGGTGAAAGTAAATATGATAAACCAGATAAACTAGTATTAGAAAAGATAGGTATGGGTGAAAAGTTTAGAGAGAATATGTATGTTCATCATGGAAAGAAATATGAGAAGATTGCAACAATGCTATATGAAAATATATATAATGTAAAAATTGGGGAATTTGGACTAATTCCTCATAAAACTATAAATTTTCTAGGGGCAAGTCCTGATGGTATTGCTATGAATACAACACTTGATGGACAGTTTTCACCACTAGTTGGTAGAATGTTGGAAATTAAGTGTCCTATGACTCGTGAAATTAAGACTGAAGGTAAGGAAGATGATGGTATTTGCCCACATTATTATTGGACACAGGTACAACAGCAATTAGAGTGTTGTGATTTAGATAGTTGTGACTTTTGGCAATGTAATATTAAGGAGTGTAATATAGATGATTGGAAACAAGATGTCGTAACAGTCCATACTGAAGGACAAAATCAAAAAATTAATGTCGATAAAAAAATTACAAAAGGTATTGTAATACAATTACTTCCTAAATTACCAAAATTAGAACGATATGAGAAAACAGAATGGTATAGCAAATATATTTATCCTCCTAAATTGAAGTTTGATAGTGATGAAGAATATATTCAATGGATTGATGATATAAAATCAAACTATATGAAATATTATCCTGATATCGCTAAAGATTACTATTTTGATAAACCTTTATATTGGCGTCTTATGTCATCTCATAATTTCTTGATTAAAAGAGATAAAACATGGTTTGCAACTGTATTACCAAAGTTAACAGCTTTATGGGATCGAGTGCTAATGTATAGAGAAAATGAAGAAGAACGAGATAAATTTATCAAGTCAAAAATTAAACCTAAAAAAGGAGTTGAAGATATGTTTTCAGATTAAAATAATGATTTTTTTATAAAGGGTTGTACAGTTCCAAATTTTAATACAATATGAACTTGCCATTTAGAGTATAATGGATGACGAATATAATATTTTGGTGATGAATATGAAGTAGTAGAATATTTATTTGTTATAACTGTATTATCAAGATTATAAATTGATAATATATTACCATCATCATCTATAAAACGTAACTTTAATTTAGAAATATTAGTAATATCATTATTTTTGAAAATAATAGTATTTTTTTTAATATTAAACCAAAGACTATCTGCTATGATTTTTTTAGGATATAATTGAACTACATTTGATAACTGAGATGATGTAGATAAACAAGAACAAGGTACATTATCTAATTGAAGAAAAATTACTTTATTGGTTATATAAGAAGAATTAATAGAATATTTAAAAACAGTTGTTGATATATTTTTAATAATTCTGAAAACAATGGTATTATCACTGTTTTGAGTAAAGTTAATATCCCAATTATTATCCTCTAATATATAATTACATACTTGAATATTACGTCCATCAATAGTTATATTAGTATCAATTTTAATAGTATTACGAGATGCATCTATTGCAGATATTAAAGATGTATATGTTGATGTTTCAAGTTGTTCATTTATTAATTCATACATATATGGAAGAATAATGTTATCAATATTAATGTATTTAACTGTTTTGATAGTTGGATCTATATTTATAATCATATCATAAGGGTTATTATATAATAATATATCTCTATCCAAACTATCAATAATAACATTTTTTTCATCGATTAAATAAGGTATATTTTTATCATACATATATGGTACTGAATAACCTAATTGGTTAGGATTATAGGAATATTCAGATACAACATGATTAATAGGTACTTTCATAAAAGAATGTATAGATGCTTTTTTAACATCTTGTGCTTTGTAGGTAGAACGACTCATAAGATTTAGATTAAATTTCTTACGATTTAGGAAGTTATTGTTTGACATACTATAAATAAGTTTAAAAATAAAATTCATAATAAAAGCTAAAATAATGGACAATTTGAGATCAATACTCTTATCAAAGACAAATGTTAGTCAGCTATATCAAACATTTATGGTCTCTAATAAATTGATGAATGCTGATATTTCTAAAAAAACACAAATAACTAATCAATTAGTTGGTAGTATGAACGCTTTATATGTTAAAATTGATAAAAGCAAGATTACTTCAAATAATTTACCTAGTCTTATATCTAAATTTAATGAATTAGTATTAAAGAAAATGAATGAAGTACAAAGACAACCACCAATAATGCAAAATAGATTACCCAACTCACAAGAGTTGCCTGAGAGAGGATTATATGATAAAATGGATTCAAATAAGGATAAAATATCACCACAGGAACGATTACAACAATTACAAGCATCAAGAGATCGTGATATTCCAGATATGCGCAAACAGAGACCTCCTACACCTGATTTTTCATTAGATGGATATGGTAAAAGTAAACCACCTCAACAACAACAGCAACAACCTCAACAACAACAACCTCAACAACAGCGACAAAGACAACAAGAACAGAGACAACAAGAACAATTAGTAGAAGAAGATTTTATGGCCTTTAATGGAATTGATCAAAATGATAATATTGATGTGTATGATACTGGAATTAGTATGGATAACTTTGAAGAAGATAATACTCCACTTGATCAAAGATTACGAATGTTAGAACAAGAAAGAAATAACATAGCTAAACCACCACCACCATCAAATGGTAATACAACAATGTCAACACCTATTAATAAACAACCACAAAGAGAACAAAGAGAACAAAGAGAACAAAAAGAAGTACAAAGACAGCCAATTAATAAACCAATTAATAAACCAAGTCAAGTTCAAGCAGTTCAACAGAAATATAGACAACCAATTCAAGATGAACCAAATGAAGATTTAGTACCATTATCGGAAGTTGAATCTATTCTTGCTGAACAAAAAGCTTACTATGAAGGAGAATTAGTTAAAATATCCAAAGTAACAAAACAAACACCTGAAGTTGGAAAATTACGTATGGAAAATGAAATGTTAAAAAAGGAATTAGAAAGAATAAGTGAAGAGGGAAACATAATAAGTGAAGAACAAGAACATAATCTTCAAGTAAAAAAACAGGAAGTAATAGCTGAATTAGAAAAACTACGTGAAAAACATGAAGAGATAGATAATATATTACATAAAAATATAGAGATAGAAAAGAGATTAGATAAAAAGCGAATTATATTACAAAATACGATGGATAAATATGATACAATTGATTATATAGAAGTATTAGATTCAAGTAATGAAAAATATGATGATATAACATCTCAATATACATATGAATTGAACAATATATATGAAGATGTAACAGGAATTGAAATAGAAGGTTTTACATTAACTACACCTTTTAATATAACCAATGAAAACAATACAATATCATGTAATGATAGTATTATAACTGTACCATATGGAAATTATACAATAACATCATTAATAAATTGTATTAATACAATCAATAAAATGTTCAAGTTAGAGATAGAAGAATCTACTGATTATATTAAACTAATAAGTGATCAAGCAGTTGATATATCAGGAACTATTTTAGGTGTATTAGGACTAGAATCAAATAATAATAAACAAACAGTTCATATAGGAAGTAAACAATATTATTTACCACGTGAACAACTAATTCAAGTATTTATTAATAGTATTCATGTATCTACATTACAATTAAACAATGGTAAGGTATATAATTATAACAATATGCCAACTTTGGATGACAATATAGTAATAACTTTTAAAACAGGAACTAATAAAGATATATTACATTATATAAATCATAGATTAGAATTGAAGATAAAGACAAGAAATGATTTAACTATTTAAATCGAAAGATAATTTTACGGAAATCATTAATAGTTTTATCGTCAATAGGTTTATCTATGATGGTATTAAAAGAGTCGCCTTTCAATAATCTAACAATAAAGTTAATCGAATAGACACCACATTCTGAATTACCACGTTGATGTTGTACCTTATTATATTGTACATCAATAACCTTTTCAACAACATTTTTAGAATTACCAAAGAATTCTAAAGAGCATAGTTCACTATCGGGTTCTTGTTTTTTGATATTATGATAATAACACCAAATAGCGATAGTTTTCATGAGACCAATAATTTGTTTTTTAGGTTTGTGAGAAGAATGGTCTTCTGCAGAATCAAAGAAATATACTTGGTTTTTTCCTAAATCTGCAAATAGACCCATCCAATGTGACCCAGATTGATCATGACGGTCCATATTAAAGACATAACCAATTCGTCGCTTACCATCTTTATACATATTAGATAATGTCTTGAAAAAATTATCAAAACTAATAGGTACCTTTATTTCTTTAAAATCAATTGGTAATGCACCAAAAAAGATAAAGTCCTTATATGCCTCCATATATTGAATCATTACTTGGTTTATATCTGAAGTACTTAACCATTGAAATTTATAAGAGGGACCTTGAGGGCGAAATGTATTATATAACATATCAAAATCATCTACATTTCTAACAAAAGATTCTTGAAGGAGACAAACTTGGTCATTACAAGCTTTATCAAGTTTACTAATAAGCTTACGTAATAAGTCTTTTTTATCATTAGTTACAATTATTTTATTAGCAGTTGTTTTATTGTAACTATTAGCAATAGACTGAAGTTGTTGAATAGAAAAACATGTTCTAGCATCGCTGTCAAAGCGTTTAGACGGAGCACATTTAAGGTCATCATCTTTATCAGTGAACTTATTCATTTATATAATGGGTAGATTATATTTGGATATATTTTGATATATTTTTATCTATACTATTAGATAATGAGCCGCAATCGTGATAACGTAACTCCATTTGATTTTGTAAATCAAACTAATGTACCTTATTCAACGAGTAATTATCCACAACATGCCTCTTTTAACTTTAATGAAAGAATAAATCAGATGGGAATTAATGATATGCAAATACCTGAATATGGTACATCACAAAGACATATTTTATCTAAAGAATATGAAAAACCTAATTTTATACATAATAATGTAACAGATAACACTACCATAGAAAATTTAATAGAATATACAGTGGTAGTAGATAGTGGTGATCGTAATTATTCCAAGTATCCAAATCCATTTAATTATCGTGTATATTTCAATCCACCATCTGGTACTACTGATGCTTATATTCATCGATCATTTGAAAATGTAAAATATATTAAAATGGAAACCGGTATTTTACCTAGAAAATATACTATATCAAGAACTTCTATAACACCTATTGCAGCTGGTAATATTACTATTCTATTAAATACTGGAACAATTAGAGCTTCAAATACTACTTTTAATTTAACATTAGATTTAAGTGGTAATTATACCATAATAGAAGACTATCTAGTAGGATTATTAAGAACAATTACTTTTGGTATTACAAAAACATACCCAGAAGTGATTGATACAACATATGAAGTACAATTTGATGCATCAAATGCAGTTGTTAGTGCATATAAATATACTCTAAATACAGAAACATTAGAGAGTGATAAATTTTTATTATTAAAAATAGATGAATATCAAGATGTGAATGAGATGGCAACTAATCAAGAGGTATCAAAATCATTTAGTATATTATTTCCAGATTTTGTAAATGGTGATTTTCTGTATACAGACACACATTATGTGGATAAAGTATTTAGATTTTCTAGTTTAGGTAATGTGAAAAATTTTACAATATCAATACAAGATTCAAAAGGAAATCAGTTAGTTCCATGCCCATCAGACTTTATTGACAGTCATGTTCCAGTTAACTCGAGTATTAAAGATACTAGAGATATAAATGGAAATTTAGTAAGAGATTATAGAGCAAAAACTAATTATATTAGACATCCTTTATATGAGAAATTACAGAACATATTAATGTTCAAAATAGGTGTAGTTGAAAATGATATTGATAGGGCTATATTTAATTAAAAGTACTTTTTTAAGCTGTAATATTTATCTATTATTTATTAAATGTCAGAAACATTAATAAATAATCCATTATACAAATATTTTTTATCGGTACAATTTGGAGGGAAGGAAATACAAAAGTGGAAAACATTACAACATAATGGAGTTCTATTTCCACCAGAATATGTTCCTCATAATATACCTATTTTAGTAAAAGGGAATCCTATAAAATTACCACTTTTAGCAGAAGAATATGCTACTTTATATGCTAAATATATAGATAGTGAATATATAAGACATGCTTCTTTTCGACGTAATTTTTGGCGAGACTGGAAATTAACTATTAGAGGTCTGAATATATTTTCTCTTGATGATTGTGACTTTACTTTAATCCGAAAACATATCGATAAACAACGTGAAATTTTAGCAAATTTATCAAAAGAAGATAAATTAAAAATTAAAGAAATTAAGGATAAACAAGCAGAACCATACAAAATAGCTATAGTAGATGGTCAACCACAACCAGTAGGTAATTTTAGAATGGAACCTAGTGGTATTTTCTTAGGTCGTGGAAATCATCCTAAATTAGGAAGTATTAAGAAACGAATATATCCAGAAGATGTAACATTAAATTTAGGAAAGGAAGCACCAATTCCAAGTACAATACCAGGTCATAAATGGGGAAATATAATTCATGATAAAATAGTTGAATGGTTAGCATCTTGGAAGGATCCAATTAGTAATAAAGTTAAGTATGTTTGGTTGGCATCACATTCAGATCTACGTATGCAAAGTGATAAAGATAAATTTGAATTAGCTCGTAAACTAAATAAGATAATTAATGAAATTCGTCAAAAGAATCAAGAGAATATGACATCAACTGATCCAACTACAAGACAACTTGCTACAGCATTATATTTTATAGATATATTAGCACTTAGAGTAGGAAATGAAAAGGGTGAAGATCAAGCGGATACAGTAGGTGTAACATCTTTACGTGTTGAACATATCCATTTATTAGATGACAATACATTCAGAATTAAATTAGATTTCTTAGGTAAAGACTCTATTAGATATCTTAATGAATTAAATGTAGATGAACAAGTATATAAAAATTTAAAAGAATTTATAACAAATAAAACTAAAGATGATGAATTATTTGAACTTGTTAATTCAACGGCAATTAATAAGTATCTTCAAACATTCTTTCCAGAATTAACTGCCAAGGTATTCCGTACATATAATGCATCTTATATGTTTCAAGAAGAGATAACAAATATTAATAAAAAATATAAGAGTTATGACAAAGCAGATAGAATGCAAGTTTTAATGGATTTGTATAATAAAGCGAATATAAGAGTTGCATTGTTATGTAATCATCAGAAAAATGTACTGAAAGGATTCAAAGATCAATTACAAAAGATAGATTCTAAAATACTTGAATTAAAACAAAAAAAATTAACAGCAAAAAATCCGAAGAAGATCCAAGAAATAATAAAAAAATTAAGATATAAAAAGGAGGTTAAACATCAGTTAAAAAATATATCATTAGTAACATCAAAAACAAATTATATAGATCCTAGGATAACAGTATCATTTATGAAGTTTCATGATATCCCAATAGAGAAAATGTTTAGTAAGACATTAATGGAGAAGTTTAAATGGGCATTTGATGTACCAGCTAATTGGGTATTTTAAATATTGAAAAAATATATGTCTTGTACGTCTTATCATAAATATATATGATAAGATGGCGAATAAACGCGAATTGCAGTCTATTAAGACAAAGTCCCAAAGCCAACATGTTAAGGTTAACAAAGAGGCTTTATTGAAACTACTTGAAATCAGATTAGGTAAGGATGCCATAAGTGAGCCTGATAATGAGCCTAATAATAAAGGAAATTATATGATAAAGAAAAATGCACTTGTTTCGTTGTTCAAGAAAGATAATGAATATATTGATAGTTTTATTAAACAAGAAGCAAATAAGTGGCAGACATGGGTATCTATTGATACCTTTATTAATTTTATCAAAAATGAGGCAACAGCGACAAATCTAGGTAAATATACTCAAGGATTTTATCATGTCTATATGGATTACATTCATGCAATGTTTGATATCAAAAGTACTCATATTGATGAAGTCAAACAAGACGAACTTGGACTTCCAGATTATTCTCGTATTAAGAAAAATAATTTTGAGCTCTATAAGCTAATTTACCCAGCACGTATGGAATTTATGTTTGCATGGTGGATTATGAATATTACACGTAAATATGTATCAAAGTATAAGTATAACGTAAATATATCCTTTCAGGAACGTATTGGTGGAAAAGTTTATGATATTGTAATTGAACCTTTTGATATTGTTATTGAGTATCAGGAAGCAAAGAGTAATCATACTGATTCTGTAAATGATATTGATAAGAAAGCAATTATAAGAGCTGAAGCTAAAATTATTGAGTATTTTCAAGAGGCACTTTATAATAAGGATACCTATGAATATCTAGAGTACTTTTGGACAGAAAAATTACAACGTCGTATTAATCAATTTCTTATTAAAGATCATGATAATAACAACTTTATAAATGATTACATGTTTAGTAAGTTTATAGATATCATTCAAAAACAAAAAGTTGTCTTACAAAAGAAAGTTTTAAAAAGTGATAATACCGATAATATTAATATTCGTATTCAACAGATGGAGTCCTTATTAAAAGGTGATAATGAAATTATTAAAAAAATATTTGAATGGAAAGATAAAGAACGAAGGGCTGAACAAAATACAAATGAGGATATATATATTATATCTTCAGATGATATTGCATTATTACTTAAGAGTAGTACAAGTAAAGAAAAAAAAATTATTATTACTAAAATGAATGAACTTGTTATTGCACATAAGAAAAGAGAAAAGTATTATACTGATTGGAGTGGATTAATTACGTTTCTAATTATGGTAGAACCAGCTGAGCTAGAAATAGATCCAGTTATAAAACGTACAGTAACAGATTATCTTCTTATCACCCAAAAAAATTATGATAAATATGTAACAGATGAATTAAACCAATATTATCAGGATATATTACGCAATATTATGGATGATTTTAAACGTCGCGAAGATTGTACTGTAGAAAAAATGCGTTCAAAATATGAGCGAGATATTACAATGTTATCAGAAAGAAATGCAGAGCAATATATACAACTTAAAGATTGTAAGAAAGTATTACGAATGGTTCAAAACCGAGAGTTTAAAATGCTTCCTGAATTAACAAAAATTATTAACAGTACAAAAGATATAAAAATATCTAATGTAAAGCGATCTACTGATAAAATTACAAAGTTTAGCAAGGAAATAATGGATATGTCAGAAAGGATTGAACATTATAAGGAAGTTTCATCATATGATTTAAATGATGAAATGATTATAGATAAACCTATTATTAATAATATTCCAGATATCATTTATACAGGAGTTGTAAAAGATAAGGTTAGTATTGGTAAACTAAAGTCATTTTTTGATAGGTACAAAATTCCAATGTATGTTATTAAAACTATAACTGATGAATTATGTCCTTGTGCAAAAAATCCAAGTGCTATCTATAGAATTAAAATAACCGAGTTTGATGAAGATGATGAAGATAAAGATTATGAAACCGAAGATGATGATGAAGCTGATGAAGATGATGAAATAAAAGATAATGAAACAGAATCTGATGAAGATGATGATGATTCAGAAGAGCTTGAAATTTAATCAGTCTCAAAATCAATACCTTTTTTTTCTAATATTTTAAGAACATTTTTATACTTATTACCATTAAGAGTTTCTATATATATAACATTATCAGCACATAATCTCATAAATTTTTCTACATCCTTTAAACGAAAACGTCTTTTCTCAAAGTCATCTGGATAGTAATTTACACGAATACCAACAGTATCTTTAATATTAAAACTTAATTTTCCATTTTCTAAAATCTTATATATTACAATTTTTATGCTAAAAATAAATTCATCTGTTTTTAATCCCTTTAAATTAGTATAAAGAGATATATCTGCAATACGTTTTCCTGCATAATATTGTTTTTTTTCTACTGTCATTTTCATTAAATCTCCTGGAGTATCATAACCTTTCATTGGTTTAAAATCTGTACGGTCTACCATTACATAAAATGACTCTAACTCTTTCTCCTCTAAGGTTTTTTTTAGTTTCTTCAGATATTTTTTAATATCAAACTCACTCATAAATATAATATAAAATAATATTATATTTATATCTAATCACTAATATCTTTATCATAATATATTATTAGTCGTTATAGATACCATTGCTATTACCTATAGTTTAAAACTAAATATATGCATATATTATAGATATGTTTTGCACAGTTGATAGAGCACGAATATACATTAATAAACATATTAGTGTTATTCTACTTATTATAATCATAATAATGGCACTATATTGGACAAATACCAAAATAAGATATATTAGTATTGGACTAGGTATAATTATATTTTTAGCTCATTGGATAGCTTATAATTATGCAAATTTGTATAGTGACAAAAATTATAATAATGGTGGATGGGGTGGTGAATCACAATATCTTTCACATCAATTTAGAGAAGATCCAGGTCTTGCTAATGGATTATATAATTTTTTTAAACATCATCCCAATGATTCTATTTTAGATTTAGGATGTGGAAATGGTTCTTATATACAATACTTAGCTTCAAAAGGAATAAAAAATGTAAAATGTATTGATACATATGAAAGTTCTTTACGAAATCCAAAATTTATCCAACAAGGAGATTTAAGTAAACAAATTGACTATTCAGTTGATTGGATTATGAGTTTTGAAGTAGGAGAACATATACCTAAACAATATGAAAGAATATTTATAGAGAATATAACAAAAAATGCTCGTAAGGGGATAATAATGAGTTGGGCAGAAGTTGGACATGGAGGTGATGGTCATGTTAATGAATTAGATATTGATGAAGTTATTAAAAAGATAACTGAATATGGTTTTGAACTAGATACAAAAATGACAAATTCATTAAGAATGGAATCAAATAAAAAATGTTATTTTAAAAGAAATTTGTTAGTATTTAGACGTCTTTAATTAATAATAATTTTAATATCAATAATAATACTTTTTGATATTAAATAAGAATCAAACTCGTGATAAAGTAGGTATAGGTATTTGTTCATCAACTACATAATTACCCATATATTTTTCATTAGTATTTATTTTACCTAATGGATAATCTAATTCAAGATCATAAATGATACGTGTTTCAGGATTAAACCAATATTCTTTAACTTCAGAATATCCCTTAATAGTTTTCATTACACCTTTAACCTTAAATACTTTGACCTTCTTTTTAATGACATTATTACTATTCAATCCATTGTTAATTTTTTGATCATAATATAGGTCATCTTTATAAGCTGGACCTATGAATTTATCAAATAATGCTTTTTCTTCAAAACGGAAACATTCATATTCGCCATCAAGCATATTATGGCTTTTAAATAATTCACAATCAACTGCTGCTTCACGAATAGTTTGAAGGAAAGTATCAATTAAATTATCTTTCTCATTAGCTAGTTCAGCTATTCTAATATCAGTTGTTATTTTACTACCTTCTTGAGCTCTAACTGCATGATATCTAAATATATCTACTTTACGTTCATTCATAGCTAACATTCTATGTGAACACATACGTACTGCACGACCTATTAATTGTTTAATACGAACCTCATTCCAATATGGTTCAAGAATATGAACTTGTCTTACGTTTAATAAATTAATACCTTCTGAACCAGCAGCAGAAATCATAATAATTTTAATAACTTTACCATTAACATTTTCAGGTGTATTAAAGGATTTAAGATTCTTAGAACGGATTTGTTTATCGATATCACCATGATATTCAACAAAAGTACCTGAAGAATAATTATTGGAATCTCCATAAACACCATAGCCAAAGTATTTTAAATATATTTTAAATAGTTCCAAACCTTCCATTTTAACATAATTTGAATATATAATAACAGGACCTTTAGAACGTAGTAAATAGAATGGAATAGCGGTCATCTTACAAGAACTTGCATACATTGCTTCTAATAGCTTACTTTTCTTATGATCTTTCCAAAAAGCGACGAATTTAAGTTTATATTTATTTTTAAAGGTTTCAATATCATCAAAAATAGTATGTTTTAATTTAACATCTTCATCATGTAGTTTACCTAAATAAGAATCAAAAGCATTTAGATACCTACTAATTTCAGCTAAATAAAGATTAATACTTTGTTTTTTCTTAGATTTCTTTTCTATATCAATCAATTTCTTAGCTTTTCCCTCTGCAACTAATTTACTTTCACCTAAATTGAGATCAAATTTAGATGGTCTAGGACGGTTTTCACCGTTTAAATCATCACCTAAATTAGGAAAAACAAAATTACATGCTTGACGAGAATAAGAACTATATAATGTTTGTTGACTGCTAGTCATAATACGTTTTTTTTCTAATTGTTCTTCTATTTTTTCAAAATAAGAGTATATTCTTTCTTGATAACTGCTCATAGGTAAATATTTTTTAATAATATGTTTTGAAGCAAATAATTGGGGATCAGCACCAATATAATAAGATACTAGACCTAATATACGACGTTGAAACATATTTTTATTATCTGGATTGAGAACCATTTTACCACCTTTGGTAGATATATAAATATCATTAAATTGAGATTCATTTTTTGGGAAGGTATCTGGACGTAGAAGATTAAAAATTAAGGCAAGTTCATATGGTGTATTTACAGTAGGTGTACCTGAAAGTAATATAACTCGAGTATAATCATTTTCTTTCTTTTCATTTACAATATAATCATAAATGGTAAAAGCGCGACGACCATAACCAGATACAATATTATTATAAACATTTTTAATAAAATTATGAGCTTCGTCAATAATATACATATTTTTCTTATTAGCATCAGCTGTTTTTAGTTTTTCCAAGAATACTTTATCAGCATTAGGAGCATCATAATGAATAAATTGTATATTATTCATTCTATCGGCATTATCTTGTTTTGGAACCCATCTTTGTAAATCTTTTAACCAAGGATCATCTTTAAGAGAAGCTTTTATAAGAACAAAAACATTCCATAGAGGAGAGTAATTATATAGAAGATTATAAATGTTAATTGCAGTTACTGTTTTACCAGAACCTAAACCGTGATAAACTAAAATATTACGATAAGGTGATCTGTAATCAAGATAAGAGGCAAGAAACTTTTGATAATCGCGAAGTTCGTTAGTATTAGGTTTTCTAGGAGCATTACATGGATCTTCATCAGTAGCATGAATAATAGGTGGTAATTTATACTTTTTAAAATTATGTAAAACCCATACTGGAAACAATCTTCCATTAATTTTTAAATCAATATAATTGTCAGTCATTAATCTAATATATATAATATAATAGATGAATAAAGATTTATTACATTAGTTGAAGGGTTTTTTGAACCTTGTCAGCTAATTGAGTACGTGTAGTAGCAGCTTGTGTTCTGATTTTACCTATTTGAGTCTTAACATCAGCTAATTGACTTTGAAGTTTTTGAATTTCAGTGTTACTGTTATCACCAGTACTCTTAAGATTAGACATAATATTGGTAATACCTGTTTCTATATCTTGTAAATTAATAGATTGGATTTCTGTAATTATATCGACAATAGCATTTAAATCTTCTTGTATATCACCAGATGATGATGCTTGAGTACCAGGAGAAGAAGTCTTTTTTGAACCTTTTGTAAAAAAAAATCTTTTTGATTTTGGTGATTGTGATTTTGGTGATCTTGTAGATTTTGGTGATTTTGGAGATTTTGGTGATCTTGCTGCTGGTGATGCTTTTTTAGAACCAGGACTTAATTTATTTTTCATAGAACTAATTTTATTAGTTAAACTTTTACCAGTAGAACCTAATTTTTCACGTGCTGATTTTAAACGATCACGTATAGAACCACCATCTAAAACCACCATAACATTAGTTAATTTATTGGTTTGACCAGAAACAAGTTCATTTGAAACAGATGATAGTAATCCTAATAGTTCATTAGCCCGAGAATTATATTTGTGATATTTTGTTAATTTATCTTGAAGATATGTATTTAGATGACTCATAGATATATTAAATATAGATAAATTATTTTGTTTATCTATGTTACACTAATATTATAACACTAATATTACACTAATATTATAACACTAATATTACACTAATATTATATTTATTCATCATCATCATTAGTTAGTTCTCTTAAAGGATTTGATATATTTGTAACTTCATTTTGTAAACGATCTTTTTGTTTACCTAATTCACGTCTAATTTGACCAATAATATCTTGTAAAGTAGTTATATTTTCAGCCATATCACCAGTGTCACCAGTTTGTATTTTCTTACAGTTTGCTAATTTAGTGCGGATTGTATCAAATTGAATATTTTCAAGCTCATTTAATACTTCTTTTATTTGCATAATATTTTCTTTTGTCTCGTCATCTAATTTTTTAATACTTTCTTGATTAATTTTAAGTTTTCCACCAAATTGGTTCATTTTACCAATGGCTTCAATTTCATTTAATACATTATCAGCGATACTTCTAGCATGTTTGTATTGGCTTAATTTGTCATTCATATAATCAGACAACATTATATACTATTATAAAAGAAATTATTATTCAAGAACCATTTGTTCTTTGGTGATTTGATTATATTTATAAAGGGCATACATTGCACATTTTTGTTCAGCCTTTTTCTTATTCATGTCACTAGATTCACATATAATATTACCCATAAAATCCTTTACACCCATAGTAAATATACGTTTATGAATAGGACCATCTGCTTTAACCTCAACATATAAAGGATATGACCATTTATTTTTATGATAAAAACGTAATAGTTGATCTTTATAATTAGTATCTTTATAAAGAATTTCAGCATAATCAACCTCAGTTTCCAAAATAATATTCATAAAAGTTTTACAAATTTCAAAGCCCAAATCAAGATATAAAGCACCCATAAAAGCTTCAAAACTATCCTCTAAAAATTTATGTGAATGTCTACCATTATTATCTTCTAATTGTTTACTAAGAATAATAAAGTGATCTAAACCTAATCGTTTAGCATATCTAGCTAAAGAATCCTTATCTTCTATTTTTGTTTTAATACGTGTTAAGAAACCTTCATCTTCCTCATAAAAACGACGAAATAAGTATTCAGAAACAACACACTTAATAATAGTATCCCCTAGAAATTCTAACCTCTCATTAGATTCATCAAATAGTTCCAAAGTATTATTAGTTCGACTATTTTTTAATACATCTGGATCAATTAAATTGTATTCACTTCTTACATATGAACGATTTGTTAATGCAGTTTGATAATATTTAACATCTTTAACATGAACATCTAAATTGAATCTCATAAACAATCTTTGAATATCATCACTAGAAATAAGAACATTTATGGGATTATAGGGTATTTCTATTACAGCTTGCATTTTTACTTTTTTACACTCTTTAAATAGATATAAAAGATAAACCTTTATATAGTTACTATGGTTGCCATAGTTCTATAAAATGTATATTTCAATATTATTGATTCCACCTATATTTTTATTATTTTGTATTATTAAATCATTACTTAGAATTGATAATGAGTTAGAAGATTCAAATATATCAGAGGATACTGTTAGTCTACCTGATAGTGATAGCGATGAAGAAGCAAGTATTACTAGTACTAATATAAATAGTGGTGCTAGTGATGCTAGTTCAGTAACACAAAATAATAAAAAATCCATACTATCCCTAACAGATTGGATGGAAAACCAAGAGAAAAATGATTAAATAGCTAAAATATCATCAGTATCGCTATCACTAATAATATTATTTACATATAATTTTTTAGGATTAGTAATTGTATTACCGGATGAATTTTCAAAGTTAATTTTATATTTTTCAGCATTTTTATCATCTTCATTAGGAGTATAACGAAGAATTACAGCTAATCCGCGTTTTTTACGATTTAATCTTCTAGTATGTGAATCAACTTTAGGATTTACTGTTTTACCATAACATTCTAATATAAATTCTTGATAAGGAGACTTATCCATAACTGTTATATTTTTTTCTGTTAAATACTTTTTACGAGTATCTAACAAAGTATATAACATATTTTCTATTGTTTTAGCTTCTTTTTTAAGTTTATTAATATTACAGTAATGTAAATCTATTAAAAGATACAATATTAGAAGAATAAATGTACCCATTTTCATAGTATTATTAATGTCAGTAGGTTCTTTTTCACCACCTAATAGTTCTTTATAAACACCACCTAATTGAATACTTTTAAATTTATTATCAGAGTATGTTACAGAATGATAGGGTAAACATATACGATTATGACCAACTAAAGTTAATACAGGATAATTATCATAATAATAAACAACACGTCTATCCCAAAATTGAAAAAATGGCCAATATTCTTCTACTCTAATTTTATATTTTTTTGTTATTAATTTATATATATTATTACTATCTTCTTTTAAATTTGTTGACATACAAACTAATGGTTGATCAGTGTTAATATGTTTTTCTTTTGTATTAATATAATAATTATAAGCTATACTACCTAGATGTATTAATGATGGTATATTCTTTATCATATCAAAAACAAATCCATTAATTTTAGAAGGTGGTGGAAAATCAGGTTTACCTTTATGTAAATCTAATGGATAGTATTTAAGAAGCATATTAGCACGTGAAAATGTTTTATCTTTCAAACGCCAATAACTGAGTAAAGGATCATTATATTGACGTAAAATATCTACTAAAATAAAAGAAGGATGTGTATATTGAAAACCATTAATAGTTAATCGAGGCATATTATTATAAATATGTTTAGGCATATAAGATATATCACACATATTTTCAAATTGAACAAATATAGAAAATGTTTCTTCATGTTGAGCATCGCTCCCTGCAACATACTCAAAATCATTCCTTAATAAATCACATAATTCTATCATATCCATTATAGGCTCTGGTGTATAAAATTCAACATCTTTTGTAACCTCCTCTTTTTCACTATAAATTCTTTCTTTTGATGTTTTATTTTTAATGAGTTCATTATAAGCAGTACCACCATAAATGACACGTTTTTTTTCTTTTATAAAGTTCATAATAATTTTTTTAGCTTTAACTTTTTCTATAAAAGTAGGAAATAAAGTATTGTCTTTTATATCAGTTGCAAGATCAACTATAGAATCAAGTTTATCAGTTATAGCCTGAATATCAATATCTCGATATAGATCCATTAAAATTACATATATAAAAAATTCATATAATTTCTTATAATAGGTCAAGTTGTGGAAGAGGAGATATTTGACAACCATAAAAGTTTTCTAATTCAATAACACTCTTAGGTTTATTACCACTTGGTTCTAAAACAAAGTTTACTGCTACACCCTTACGTCCATATCTACCTGAACGACCTATACGATGAATATAATTCTCTTTATTATTGGGTAAATCATAGTTGAATACCATTGAAACACTTTGAACATCTATACCACGTGCTAATAAATCTGTAGCGATTAAAACACGAGTTACACCTTTACGGAAGTCAGCCATAATACTATCACGTTCTACCTGAGACATAGTACCATAAATACAAGAGACAGTAAAGCCATTCTCTCGCATTTGTTCACAGATATAATCTACTTTTTCCTTACGATTTACAAAAATAATAGATTGTTGAATAGAAATATTACTATAGATATCAATTAAACACAATATCTTATCTTGTTCTTTTTCTAATACAACATAATATTGTTTAATACCTGCTAATGGTAACTCCTCATTCTTCATTAATAGTCGTTTTGGGCTATTGGTAATATTTTGAACAAAACTTAAAACATCAGAAGGAATTGTTGCAGAAACTACTATTGTTTGACGTTCTACTGGTAAAAAGCTTAAAATATCTTTTAATGTAGTCTGAAATTCATTACTTAATGTTAATAGCTCATCTGCCTCATCTAAAATTAAAAGAGATAAAGTATTACAAGATATTTGTTTACGACGGAATAAATCAAGAATACGTCCTGGTGTTGCAACAACAATTTGTTCACAATAACGTTGACTTTCACCATAACTCATATAACCACTAGCACGTTCAGTTCCAGATAATTTTTCACCAGTACGTAACTTTGTACTACAACCACGATGTAGTGCTACAGAAATTGGTGAGTATTGAGCAATAGTACAAATAATATTATAAGTTTGAACGGATAACTCTCTAGTTGGACTAATAATTAATACCTGCATATTTTTAATATTTGATTTAACTTTTTCAATAGAACCAATACCAAATACACCAGTCTTACCAGAACCAGCACAGGCTTGAATAATCATATCATTGTTGTTTAAAAAAGGCACTAATGCCTGTTTTTGAATCTCGGATGGTTTTTCCCATCCATATCCATATATTCCACGTAGCGTTTCCGCTCTCAACTTTAACTCTTCAAAGTCATTAAAACTTTCAGGAATCTTGAAATCCATCGTATCTAAGCATACTTTATTAAAGTTATTATTTTTTAAGTGGGTTCATAATACAAGAAATATACCTATAACGGTATGTATTAGTTTACCGATAAGTGTAAACTTTTTATCAATGTTATTCATCAAATGTAACAAACCAAGATGAGGAAACTTGGTAACATCTATTATTGGCTTTCCTGATACATTACCTTGGATGCTCAAATCCTCAATATTAAAAGGTATATTATCAATTGTTTCTTGTGTAATAGTATTAACATCCATAGCTATTTGTTTCAGATTAGGTACATCTATAATACCCATTATAACTTTATCATTAAACTTAAGATGTTTCAGCTGACGATTTTCTGAAGAACAAAACATATTTATAATATGATTTGTTTTTGAATAAGCTATTAAAGTTAAATCACATAAACAAGGAAACTTTGAAATATCAAATAACAAGTTACTTGTTATTTGAACCATAAGATTAATTTTATGTAAAGTATATGGTAACATACGTATAGTATCCTTTGATATTGTCATACTGTGAAGTTCTAAAATAGAAAGTTCAGAATGCCAATCAAATGGAATTACATTGTTAGAAAGACTTATATGTTTAACATTTGTGTTTGTAGAATTTATACGTATTTTTTTGATATCATTAATATTGTCAAACTCAAATCTAACTAATTTTGGAAATGATGATAGGTTGATACCCCAAAAATTGAATCCAAAATCAAACTTACTACGAATTAGTATTACCTTACAACGAGAAAATATAATATTCATATCTTTTAATGTGTCATTATCAAGATATAATATATGATCCATTTCATTTATATAATTAATCTCAAAATGTTCTAAATTTTGGGCACATATGGCTATAGTCCGAATCATCTTGCTAAAAAATACTGATGATGCCTTAGTATTTGATTTTATATCAGGTAAATTAGATGTATCTATTTTTATAATTTTACATGTATTCATCTTGAAAACAAATATTTCAGATGATAATGTTTCATTTAATTCTATTACTTTATAAGCTAGTTCATTGTTAATGGTCATGCCAATATGACCATTATCAACATAATCAACATAACAGTTACCTAGTTCGGCAATGTTGATAATCATATTATTAAAATATTCATAAAAGTGATTGATAAACGATCCTAACAAACTACCGATAGTATCTAATCTTTCGATATTAACTGTATTGATATAAGCCAAGTTATCTAAATAATCATTAATAATAGCGGCTTTCACTTTGGTAATTCCAATATTATTAGCAATTAGTAGTTCATAACGTTGAAAAATACAAGCTGAATTATCATCATATGACATAAATTTAATATCTGGAAATTTTTCTAATACTGAAGATATTTCATCATTTGGGATATGAATTTCGACATAAACACCAAGAGGATCAATACCATCCCAATCTAATATATTTTTGGACATGATACTAACATCTATTTTATTAGCATAGTTTATAATACCTTCATTATTAAGACAATAGATAGCTTTTAAAGATTTTGAAAGATTATCTAGATTTATTTCTGTATTTTTGTAAGTAGTACGTATAAATATTTTATTATAGAACATGAAGATAGGACTAATATCATGGATTGAGTATATTTTGCTCATACATGTGTGGATGTTATGAACAAGGTGTTTGATCAAAGCACGATTTGCCCATGATATAGAGTTTTGATTGTTTTCTTGACAAGCCACCATTGTACCTTTGTACTTTTAATATCTTGATACTTTTCCTATTATATGTTTATAATATGGAGATAGTATGATATATATTTTTCAATAATTATCAATATATAAAAGAATAAATATATTATATATAGCAAAAAAATGAGTATCTGTAAGAATTTATTAATAGGATTAAGTGGAAAGATGGGAAGTGGAAAAAACTATATAGCAGAGAAAATATTGCCTATTATTTTGAATAAGATGATAACAAACATTCAATATTATTATATTGCATTTGGGGATCAAATGAAGGTTGAAGTTGGTTGTCGAAATAAAGATTTATCATATGATTCATTATTTAATGAAAAGACAAAAGAGGTAAGACAAATGTTACAAGAATATGGAACAAAAAATGGACGTGATAAATATGGAGAAGATATATGGATTCGTTCATTAAGTTTATGGATGGAAATATATAAAAATAGAACACCTAATAAAAACAATATATTTATTGTGACTGATGTGAGATTTAGGAATGAAGCACAATGGATAAAACAACATAATGGTATTTTATTAAGGGTAAATGCACCTAATAGAACAGCATCAAGAGTTAAACAGGAAGGTTCTGAAGATATACAAAATCATCTATCAGAGACAGATTTAGATAATTATCCTTTTGAATATGTGATAAATAATGATATAGAAGAACAAAATAATGTATTAAATAAATTACGAGAGATAGCAATTAAAGAGAGTAAAGAAAGAACAAATTTTGCATGAAAGTATGATACAACAATTTTTAGTCTGACTATCAGACCAACAAATTTTCATTTTCCCACGACCAAAGGACCAAAGGACCAAAGCTTGTACAACTAGTACAGCTTGACGCTGATTTTCTTAATCAGGAATGCGATATCATCGTGCTGATTCTTGAGGCTCAGCATTTCCTCCTCGAGATCGGTCTCCGACGCGATCAGTGCTTTCATTGCTTCGTCGGTAGTAGAATGATTCATACCAGCCTTTTGAATTTGCCACTTCTTGAACTTGAGCTGGTTTTTCATATCTTTGATCTGATTGTTGAGCTCAAAGACATGTTTGTCGAGGAGCAAAATGTTGGTCTGGATGTCACCCGGAATTGACATCTGACTGTGCTTGCTGATAATGATGCTGATGCCGATGCCGATGCCGATGCTGATGCTGATGCCGATGCTCAGTAGACTTTGAATTCTTTAGACGCTGGTAGGCTTTGGGGAGTTATAGGTATGGACATACTATTTGGTTATTTAATCAATTTTTTTTATTAAAATAACGTAAATATACATGTAGGTTACATGTATAAAAAAACGGTTGTTCTCACATGAGAACAGAGCTTAGTAAATAAGCTGGAGCTGCGTAGCAATCTCATGAGCCTCTTCCTTGAGCTTGGTAAGCTTGGCAACTAGCACACGCTTATCGCCAAGCATAGGATCAATGATTGTATCATCAACTTGACCGGCACACTTGATTGTGTAAGCCATGATAAGGACTTCCTTCTTATCAAGGTTTGTTTTCAGAGTTGTAATCTCATCACGAATGTCCTTAAGCCTAGTGCTAAGAATCCTCTCCAGAATCTTGGGGTCGCACTTAGCCATTTAGACTGTTTGATAAAGCTGTTAAGAAGATTGAAAGTTGGTTCACGATTGATTGAGGCTTTCTTGTGTTATCAGATAAGGAAGTGCTATGTAATTTTTTTTTCAATTTTTAATTATAAAAGCATCTTAATTATAATTGTATGAGCCACAAGTAGAGTTAAATTAAAGGAAATATGTTTGTATATGTAAATAAAATTGGATAATGTAAAAAAATAAATTTACGTAATCATTATAAGATACGAAAAATACAAGTATAGACAAGCTAAAGGAAAAGTATCTAGTGTATTAATTTAGAGAATACCCATGCTACGAAGAGATGCAAGTAGATCATTGCTATCTGCTGAAAGGGAACCAGAACCCTTAGGAGGGACTGGTGTAGTTGTAGCTGTGGTCACGACTGGGTTAGACACAATCGAAGTTGACAGCAGATTGTATAGGTTATCAATCCTGCTCTTAATGCCATTCAAGTGTCCACAACGATAAATCTTGGCACAGTTTGATGCATTAACATCAGTCATGTTGTATGCACGTTCAAATGACCTAAACTGATTCGTAAGCGACAAGTATACCTCCTGATGAGGTGGGGAAAGGTTAGGAATTGATGCAATAAACTTCATTTTGTTCTGCATATCAAAAAAGGCAGAATCGAACATGGAAATATAACTGCAATCCTGAGTTGATAAGCCGCTTGAACCGAACATGATGGGCATGCCAATACCAGAGTTCGAAGGGAGGCCAAAGTGAAACATCTTGGGAACTGCTTTGTAAAACTGTTTCTGTATGAGCGGTAGGCTCTTGTGTTATAAGATAAAGGAAGTGCTATGAAATTTTTTTTTCAATTTTTAATATGTTGTGTAAACAACATATTAAAAAGAGACAGAGTCGTTAGACAAGATCAATTTTTAATTAATACTTGATAAATGAACAAGATGAACGAATGTCAATCAGCTAAAGGAAAGGTAACAGGTAATGCATTGATTCAAAGTATGCCCATGCTGCGCAATGATGCAATTGTATCTTGGGTATCTGATGACAGGGATCCAGTACCCTGTGAAGTAGGAACCGGGGTAGTCGTAATTGTCGTAACAACTGTAGGAAGAGTTCTGGCCATGAGTGGATTGTACATGGCCATACCCGACACCAGGTTGTACAGGTTGTCAATTTTGGTCTTCATGGACTGAAGACGGCTACAAACGCTGATTTTGTCGGCATTTGCAAAGGTAATGTTGGTTTTGCTGTTGGCGGACTCGAACGAGCTAAACTCGGATTTGATGTCGTAGTACTCTTTCAGAAGCTGCGGTGACAGGTTGGGAACCGACGAGAGGTAGTTCATCTTCTTCTGCATATCGGGGAACTCGGCATCAAACTTTGCAATTGCAGAAGACTGATCCGCCGTCAAACCAGTCGGATAGCCCAAGAAGGGAGTACCCATTGAAATGGGCACAGGCATGATAATGGGCATGGGGATCTTCGTAGGGATAGGCATAGCCATACCCATCTGAAAATCGGGGTTGAACATCGCGAGCGGGTTCACGTTGGACGTGAAAAAGGGGAAGTAGGACATTCTTTCTAGGCTGTGTTTCAGCTGTGTTTCAGCTGTGTTTCAGGTGTGTTATCAAGCATTGAACATTGTCTCATGTTTTTTTTTCAATTTTTATTAAATCAATTTAATTGATTTAATAAAGAGAGGGTATATTTCCTTTGGAAATGTATTCAATTTTTAATTAATAGATTATGTAATAATCTATTAATTAAAAAGAGACAGAGTCGTTAGACGAGATCAATTTTTATTAAATCAATTTAATTGATTTAATAAAGAGAGGGTATATTTCCTTTGGAAATGTATTCAATTTTTATTAAAAAGAGACAGAGTCGTTAGACGAGATCAATTTTTATTAAAAAGAGACAGAGTCGTTAGACGAGATCAATTTTTTATTTTCAGCTAAGTCTCTAGATGATATCATTTTTTTATGATTATTTATATAATAATAAAATGCAGCATCGATGTATAGAGCAGGCATTATCTTCTGAAAAAATCTCTAAAATAACCCGTATGGCATACCTATCAAGTAATGCATATAAATATGCTGATATTAACAATTTACCTCCTAAAGCTATTAAAAGATACAAGCGTATTTTGGTTTATACAAAGCCAGAAGATAAACATCATATAATAGTTGTAAGAGGATCAATGCTTTTAAAACGTCCTCAAGATCTTCTTATGAATATTAATATGAAAAATGTTTTGTATAATGAATATCGTTTTCATAAAGGTTTTTTTGATGAAGCTGTTAAAATTAAAAAAGAATTAACTAATAAAGGAGTATTAGAAGATGGTTATACTATTGATTTTACAGGACATTCCTCTGGTGGTTGTATTGCTTGTATATTAGCTATGTTAACTTATGAATCAACTAACCAAGTTAATGAAGTTATAACTTTTGGTCAACCTAAATTTATAAAAGATGTTTATGGATGTCCACTTAATTTTACAAGAGTGGTTAATATAGCTGATCCTATACCTATATTACCTATTTGGGACTATAAACATATTGGTCAAACTATTATTTTAGATGTATATAATCAAGGTAATTTACCAAAGTTATCAGCTCATGATATGAAAAGTTATATAAACAACTTAGTATTGGACTTTATGCGGCCTATATAATATGTTACCATATTTTTGAATAGATTCAGTTAATATAGATGTACTACGTTGATTTTTATCAGAATTCCATATTTTTATAACAGAAATATTATTTTTTTGATTAATACTAATACCGGTAATACCATTATCAGGTGTATCACCTACTAATTGAACAGCAATATTTTCCCATACATTCTGAGCATCTTGAACCGGAACAAGAATAGACCAACAACCACCATTTCTATTTTGCGGATCTTCCCAAACTGGTGTTACTGATTCGCGCATCATAAAAAATTGTGCATTTGTAATACCACCTAAACAATCCAAGTTATTATGAAAATTCCAAAAGTCTTTAATATTAGCTATAGAGAAAATCTTTTTGTAACCACTTAGGTACCAATCATTAAGAGTATGATGATACCAAATACTCCATGTACAATTAAGGGGATAATCCTGGGATATTTCAGGGTCCATGTTCTTAATAATTCATTTATAGATTTAATATTTAAGTATAATAAGAAATGTTCCCTAATATTATTGAAATAATTCAAATGCGTACCTGTATATTAAAATACTTATTTAAACTTTATATACAATTTGAAACATTTGTACGTAGCAAATTACCTCAGGAGAAACGTATATATCTTATTAAAAATAACCAATTAGTAGATGTAACTATAAAGTACTATATATGTATGATTTTTAATGTAATGTTTTCAAATACTCAAGAGGATTATATAGTTGAATATCGTAATCAAAATCGTAAAAAGTTAATCACTAATGGTAATTATTTAGATATTATAAATAAGGTAAAGTATGATAATCAACCTATATTAAGAATACCATTGATTAGTTTCATAATGAAGATTAATGATAAAATATTAAATTATGAAGATAAAAAGAAATTATTACATCATGAAGGTATTGACAAATTAGCTATGTTATATTTTATTTATTATGGTGAAGTTATAGATACATTAGAGGTAATATATAAGGGGAAGCTATCTAAGTGGAGTGGTGAAGGATGTAAAACAGTTACTATTAATGATATCTTAACATAAATGTTGAAAAATATATTTAAAGGACTTAAAAATTTATAGTATAAGTATTATAAGAGATTAAGATGGATAACCCATATAGCGAGGATCTAATTCCAATAGACCGTATTGAGTTCGACGTATGGAGCAACTCTGAGGTAAAAGATTATTCGGTAATTAAGAGTACAAGCGAACCTTATGGTATCATTTTAGCAGAAACATATGACAATAATGAACCTAAACGTGGTGGTATTGTAGACCAACGTTTAGGTACTACAGATAATCAACGTACTTGTTTAACATGTGGTGAAAGAGAAAAGAATTGTCCAGGACATTTTGGACACACTGAATTCGCTGAACCAGTATTTAACTTTGCATTTAAAGATGGTGTTAAAAGTATATTAAGTTGTATCTGTTTAAGATGTTCAAATTTAAGAATTTCAAGGTCACATGCTACATTAGAGTATATTCTCAAGTATAAAAATGGTAAGAACCGTTTCATTGAAATTCGAAAATTGGCAAAGTTAAATAATTGTCAAGTATGTAATGCACCTATTCCTATGATTAAATTGGAAATTAAAAATACTACTGGAGTTATTCAATTTGTAGCTGAATCAGCACCTCTTGAGGGTGGTGAGGCAGATGCTGAGAAAAAGAAAGTTAGAGAGGTATTAACACCAAGAATGGTGTATGATATTCTAGTTAATATAAGTGATGCCGATTGGAAATTAATGGGCTTTGATCAAAGGAATCAACGGCGTTTTCGTCCAGAAGATCTTATTATTAAAAACTTTCCTATCCCTCCAGTTGCTATTCGTCCTTCAGTTAAAGCTGATTTTCTAGCTAATGGCTCATCAGAAGATACATTAAATAATAAATTAGCGGATATTATCAAAGCGAGTCAAAGGTTACGAAAATTTGTAGAGAAGGAAAATCCTACAGAGGAAGAAAGAAAGTATCAAATTGATTTTCTAAAGTGTCAACAGTATAATGTAGCAGTTTATTATGATAATGATACTAATCTACCTAAATCAGCGCAAAAATCATGTGGAAGGCCAGTTAAAAGTATTTCTGAACGTATTGTTGGAAAAACTGGTCTAATTCGTAATAATTTAATGGGAAAACGTGTTAATTATTGTGCTCGATCCGTTATCACATCTGATCCTAATTTAAGTTTAGATGAATTAGGTGTACCTATTAAAATTGCTATGAACTTGACATTCACTGAAGTTGTAACACCTCATAATTATAATCGTTTAATGGAATTAGTAAGAAATGGACGATACAAGTATCCAGGAGCAAATATGGTAAGAGTAAAACGAGGAGATAAGTATATTGATATTGATTTACGGTATAATAAGAGTACAGTCAATCTCAATATGGGAGATGAGGTATGGAGACATCTTCAACCAGGTGATCCAGTATTATTTAATCGGCAACCGACTCTACATAAAATGTCTATGATGACTCATCGTGTTAAAGTTATTAATAATGATAAACTATCAACATTCAGGTTGAATGTTACTGTTACTTCTCCATATGGAGCTGATTTTGATGGGGATGAAATGAATATGTTTGTACCTCAGTCTATTCAGACACAAACAGAGCTTGCAATGATATCTGATGTTAAAAGACAAATTATGTCTCCAATGCATGCTAAACCAGTTATTAAATTGAAGCAGGATACTTTGATTGGTTCACACCAATTGACAGAAAAATCATTAATCATTGATTGGCATGATGCTATGAATATGATTATGTATACATATGAGACTGATGTATTGAAAATTAAAAAGAAAGATATTGACTCTCTTGAAATGTACTCTATGATTATTCCTGATGGTATTAATTATAAAGATGCTAAATCACATATCCAAAATGGTAAACTATTAAAGGGTATTGCTGGTAAAAAGCTATCTGAACAAATTATGATTACTTCATGGGATAAATATGATCCACAAACAACTAAAGTATATATTGATAATACACAACGTATTACTGCATATTGGTTAATTAATTATGGTTTTACAGTGGGACTACGTGATGCTTGTCCTTCAAAAGAAATCAAAGCATTAGCTAAGAAAATTATTACTGAGAAGGAAATGGAAGTAGAACATCTTATTACTGAAATTGAAAATAACCCAGAAATGTTAGATGCAGATTTATTTGAAGAAGATGTTAAAGCAAAACTAAATCGTCGTGTTGATATTGGTACCAAGATTATGGAACTATTGGATAGTAAAAATCACTTCTATACTATGGTTAATTCTGGTGCAAAAGGAGATGCTGAAACAAATATTGGACCAATTATGGGTGCACTAGCTCAAGATTTACTAAAACAGAAACGTATTCCAAAACAGGTTAATGGTCGTACTTTACCACATTTCTTTCAGAATGATGATCGTCCTGCTAGTCGTGGATATATTAAAAGTTCATATTATGAAGGATTAGAACCTCATGAATTCTGGTTCCATCATATGACTGGTAGAGAAGGACTGATTAGTACTGCTATTAAAACAGCAGAAACTGGTTATCAACAACGTAAACTAATTAAGGGTCTGGAAGATATTAAAGTAATGTATGATGGTACTGTTCGAACTGGAAATAACGTTATTCTTCAACTAATATATGGAGCCAATAACTTTGAGCTTACTAAACAAAAATATGTCAAAGTTAATACACTTCCAATGGGAGATGCTAAAATTCATGAAATATATGAGGATATGGCTCAAGAAATGATCGAAATGCGTGATAAATTACGTGATTCTCAGATGCGTTTCCTTATTGAGTATAAGACTAATATGGAAACATATTTACAGACAGTTAACTTTGCTCGTATTATTTATGATAATAAAATTATTGATAGTAACTCTAATGAGCAACTAACAAATGATTATGTTAAAATGAAACTTCAAGAGGTATTAACTCATGAAATGACACCATTACTAACAATGGTAAGTCCTGAAAAGAATCCATTGAAACATGCTGATGAACAACGTTTTAAGTTTCTATTCAAACTATGTTTATATGAATATTTAGCACCATCAAGATGTATTAAGGAATATAAGTTTAACAAGGTACAATTTGATAATACAATTAATGAGGTTGTAAAAAGTTATAATCGTTCTATGATTAATTATGGAGAAATGGTTGGAGTAGTAACTGCACAAAGTGTTGGTGAACCTCTTACTCAACAAACATTATCATCTTTCCACAAGACTGGAGCTGGTGGATTACAAGGTGCTGAACGTTTCAGAGAATTATTAGGATATACTAAAAATATTAAGACACCATATATGAGTATTTATTTGAAGGAGGAGTATAGTAATAATAAGATTATGGCATATAAGATTGCATCTTACCTTAAATACACTGTATTAAAAGATGTTGCACAGAAAATAATGATTGTATATGATTCAGATATTGAGAATAAGAGAAGTTATACTGTAAAAGATGAAATGGATACAAAATCCATCTTTGGTATTAATGCAGATAAAATTAAATCATTAGAGACAATGCCTTGGTTATTCCGTGTATCATTAAATAAAGAAGCTATGTTACATAATGACGTAACTATGTTAGATATTAAAACACAATTTGTACAATTTTGGACTAATACCTATGGTGATATGACTGGTGTTAAGAAAAATATGAAGGATTTTATTGCCAAGATTACACGAGGATGTATACTATCTAATTACAATAACAGTGATAATCCGATAGTACATATTCGTTTTGAACTAACACAGACTGACAATAGTATGTTAATAGAATTATATGAAATCATTCTGAATAAGTTTAAACTGAAGGGATCAGAAAGTATTAAACGTGTAGATGAAATTAGTGAGGAAAGTATAATTACATATAATAATCCTGATAGAGAGGCAAAGACTGAAAAGGAATGTGTTATCTATGCTAATGGTATTGATATGAATCTAATTAAACATATCCCTATGATTGATATGAATCGTTCATATTGTAATAGTCTTCAAATCATACTTAAAAATTATGGTATAGAGGCGGCAAGAGCATACTTAATTCATGAGATGCCATTACAGTTTACTGATCCAAAACCTATTGCACAACATCAAATGTTGATTGCAGATTTAATGACATCAACTGGAACAATAACATCAATTGATAGACATGGAATGAATCGTATGGATAAAGATCCGTTAGCAAAGGCATCATTTGAGAAGATGATGGAACACTTTGTAAATGCTGCGATGTTTAGTGAAATTGATACTTTACAAAGTGTATCATCACAGGTTATGTTAGGAAAACAGATTAGAGGTGGAACAGGTATGTGTGATATCTTGATGGATAATGAATTATTGGAAAATACAGCTACAGTTGAAATTGGTGGAACAAGACCAGATCCTAATGCAATTCAATTGTCTACGGGTACTCTAATTGATGATATTCTAAAGATGGATGATATTAGAACATATATTCCTACTTGATTTAAATAAACTTTTAATATTATAAAATATTAAAAATTGATATCACCTAATAGTTCACCTAATTTTTATTAAATAGATTATTACATAATCTATTCAATAAAAATTGAACTCGACTTACGTCTCACCTAATTTATTAGAAAGCGATTAATCGCTTTCTAATAAATTGAACACATTTCTTTTAGAAATATGCCCCCTTTTTAATCTAATTAACAAAGTTAATTAGATTAAAAATTGATAATGAATTTAACTTGCATTGAAACTCATAAGTATCTATTATAAACCAAGTAAAAATGACATATAAAAAGGAGTTTCTCAATAAGATTGGATTAAAAACTGATTCACCAATCAATCGATACTATGTAGTACGGACCTTTATTAATAAATTTTTTAATCAACATACATCATATATATATGTGTCTAAGGATTGGGTCTTGGCAGATAACATTAAAAAAACCCTAAATATTCCTTCAAAATATGTTTACTTCACTATCAGACATATCTATAATTATGTTGATGCTCAAAAAATGGATAATGAAGAAGGAGAATGTTTAGTACATGAAATTATAGACTATTATACTAATGATTCTCTTAATATTGATACTATGGTTAAACAGGCAATAGCAGTCTAAGTGTTTATTTATATCCTCTAAAAGGCTTGATTATATGACCTTTATTAGGTTAATAATCACCTAATAATTTGATCTCATCTAGCGGTTTATCCCCTCATTTATAGAGGCATATAATCACCTTTATAAATAATTGATCTCTTCTTACAAATCGCTCCCTTATTTATAAAGACGATAAATCGTCTTTATAAATAATTGAAAACAAAAACAATTTAAAAGAGAAGGTTCCATATTATAGTAAGGATTCATCCTCCACTCCAACCAATAATCTACTCTAAAAAATGGCAAAGAACAACACCCCTATTCGCTATGATAAACTTGAGATAAACAACGTGGTTATTACAGAGCCAGAGGATAATGAAATGGTAAAGGCTCAAAAGCTAAGTTACCCTCGTTATAAGAACGAGACTGGTCTAGGCCAACTAATTATCAAGACACCTATGATTAACATTTTCTCAGGTGGCATTCCGTCACTGGGAGAGTACTTTAAGGATGACAAATCCCGTGCTAAGAATTTCAAAGTTCCCTTTGATGAGAAGAATATCGAATGTAAAAAGTTTATGGATACGATTAATAACCTAGATAAGCTAATGAATACTGACAAGTTTCGTAATGATGTTATGAATGGTGCTAAAAATCTAGAGTATCAGCCTATTATTCGTATTCCTCTTGTTGATGAGGATGATGACAGCAAGCCTGTACGTCCTCCGTGCATGAAGGTATATATCTCACTGGATTACAACACTGATAAGGTTCAAACTCAACTATTTATTAAAAATGATAAAGGTCAGCGTGAACTAACAAAGGTAGATACTCTTGATGATCTAGCAAAGTTTGTACGTTACAAGTCTAATGTTCGGATGATTATTATGGCAAACAAGTTTTACGTAATGAAGAACCCTGACCCTAAGACTAAGAAAAAGTCATATGGTATGACATTCAAGGTTATGCAGATCGAAGTCGAAGCTCAAAATAACAGTGCTGCAGGTTTCGATATGACTGCTGATAACTTTGGTAGTGATGATGAGGATAATGTTAATGATGATGTTGATGATTACAAACATAAGAAAGTTATGGAGGAAATCAAGACAATTGATCTTGATGAGGGTGTAGAGGATGATGATATTCCCAAGCCCAAGACCAAGTCTAAGAAAGGTAAGTCTGCCGGAACTGATTAAGATTCTAAATCAAGTAAAAGTGGCATAGTATTACTTTTTTTCTCAGAAGATGAAGTATCTTGAATTAAAGTGTTCATGTCATTTGTTATGTTTTCTATATTATCAATTACATAATGCAATATATTATTTTCAATAGCCCATCTAAAAAAGTTTAATTGACCAATTGTTGTAATAATACATTTGTTGTCACCATAATAAAAAGGTATCCGTTTTTTACGACAAAATGGATCAAACATTTTCTTTTTGTATCCTTTGAGTTGAGACTTATAACTCAAATGAACATTCAAATGACTGCTATTAGGTAACATATAAATAATATTATACCTCTTTGCATAATTAGTCACAAACCAATCTAGCACTCTAATTGATAATTGAGAATAGCCTGATATAATAGGTATTAATGTATTAATATTTTTATCATTACTATAAAACTTGTATAAAGAAGGTAGTATAACATCCCCTTTATCCTTAATAGCTTCCATATTGTATATATAATATTGAAGCTGTTGCTTTAGATCTGTTTAAAGGCTATTATAAAAGCCAATAAAAAAGATTGATAAATGGTCTTTTTGGTATTATAAGGATTATATATAAAAGATCCAAGCATTCAAGCTAAAAAACCTCTCTATAATGGCGCCCAAGACTAACACCGATACCAAATCTAAGAAGGCCACCAAGGCAGAAATGCTGGATGACATGTCTGAAATGATGCTTAAGATTAACGAGGATTTTAAGGAGCTTGGCTCCAAGTTTGATATTCTTACAAAGCTGACTAACAAGGTCAACCGTAAGAAGGTCAAGAAGCCTATTAACCCTATTCCCGTTCCCGAAGCACTGGCCAAGTTTATTTCTTATGCTATTAAGGAATCGAAGCTGAGTTCCGAAATGATGACCAAGATGAATTTTACTAAGAAGACTGTTATTACAACCTCCGATAAGATTGATCGTAATCAAATGAGTGGTCTACTTTGGGACTACATTAAGAAGCAGTGCGAGATGTCTAAGGATGATAACAACAAGCCAGTTTACACTTGTGATAAGGAACTTAAGAATCTCTTTAAGACTGATGATTTCCAGCTAAGCACATTTAACACTCACCTTGCCAATCTATACCCCAAGACTGAGAAAAAGAAGGCCAAGAAGAATGATAATCTATCCGATTCTTCTTCCGATTCGTCTTCTGATGATGAGTCAGATTCTTCTGCTTCTGAATCCGAGTCTGATGATGAGAAAGATGCCAAGACTAAGGCCAAGCCTAAGAAGGTTGTCTCTAAGAAGAACTAAATAAGATCTAAACAACTCATCCTTAATGATAAATTATAATCAACAGGTTCTTTTATTGTTAAAATATATGTATTAATTATTTGTTTTATTACTTCTGATACTTTACTTATATTACGCTTATTAGGTAAATTTAATATATCTAAATGTTCCATTAGTAAATATTTTAAGACATAATATGAAAATACATTAGAATATTGCACATAAGAGTCTTTAAAAAAATCACTCCAATTGTTAATTTTATAATACTTAATTATCTTATTAAACATATTTTCACTGTATTTAATTTCTTTGTTTAAACATTCATTAAAATCTAACTTTTTATAATTTGCATAATATAATGTATGACAATAGATTGCAAATAGTTCATTATAAGCTTCATTTAATAAAAAATTTATTCCTAGTTCTTTTTGAATTGAATCAGCTTCATCTCTAATTTCCAATTCATAATAATGTAGTAATTCATGAATAAGTACTTTTAATACTTCTTCTTTACGAAATATTTGAATCCATGATTCACGAGGAGATAACATTGTTACTCCACTATTTACTTCATTTCTTCCTAAAGGTTTACCTCTAATATTTGGGAATAATTTTTTATGTGGACATAGGAAAATCCATACTTCAATATCAGAACTTTGATTAGTTAAAGAAGCAATCCACTTTATGATTTTATGTACATGTTTAATCAATTCATGGTCAATTTCTTTATTATCTACAATATGTATTTTATTTTTTGTATATATGTATTGATTATTAAGTTCAATCCATTGTAAACAATTTATAGGTAAAAAATTATTATCATATATTAGTTTGTACATTCTTTTTTTAACATTATTTTGATTATTAATAAATGTATTAATTTGAATTAATGCATCCTTATTTTTTCTAGTAATATCATATAAATTAAGGTTATCTTTTGATAAGTAGTCTTCTAAATCCTGTTTGGGAATTAGATTATACTTTTGTAATATTTCTACTATCATTAACTAATGATTAGAAAAATAAGTCTTAAGGTTGTTCTGAAAAACACCACTTTTATTCAATAATAAAATAACTAATAAACTTCCTCTTGTTTTATCTCCTGATGTTAACCCATAATTAATTATCTCTATTATCATCCGTTCTCCATCAAATTTATATTCTTTTAAAGGATTTGATGATTTAATAGTAACATTTTTACCATCAAAAAATTTAAAAGTTTTATTAAAACCATTGAATAATTCATATAAAGTTACTGGTAAATAAATTAATAAATCATATTCATTTACTCGTTCAATAAAATGATGTTTCTTACATTTAACTTTAATAATAATATCTGAACGACGTATATTACCATCTTTATCCATATATTCATCACCCTCTTTATACAATACTAATTTATCATCTTGAATAGGTATACATAACTTATGTTCCTCTGTTTTTATACAATTATATGAATGTCTCATAACTGTTATCTCCTTTACTTTATTCATCCAAATTTCTTCTAATGTAGTATGAACTGATAGAGTTAAAAGACGTTCTGAAGTATGTGTTGGTGTGAGATCAAATGATGATTCATATTCGCTTGCATTTTCTAAAATATGGTATTGTTTAATAGATGAACTATTTTTAATATTTGAAGATTTAGATGAGATAAATATATCATTATCATAAAGATAATTGTTATAGTGTTGATTTATTTTCTGAATGATATAGTCTTTAATATATTTGTATTCACCACGAATAACAAATCCTCTTAACTGTTCATCTAATATAATTTCTGATATATCTTTTTGTTTAACAAGATCATTAATTAAAGTTTTAATACATTGAATTATATTAATTTTTTTACTACATGTTAATTCATCATATTGTTTTCGTTTGACATCATCAATTAATATTTCATAAGCCATTTGAACAAGATGAAAATCTTGACATGTATCTGTATTATGAGTTTTATCAGGATGATATTTTAAAGCTAATCTCTTATATGCTTTCTTAATTTCATTGTTAGATGCTGTTTTTTTTATTTCTAAAATTTCATAAAAATTAGTATGTTCCATAATATAATTCTATGATTCTATGATAATACTTAAGAAGTTAACTGTCTAAATGCATTATATAACTATGGATCAAGCTGAAGAAAAATTTAATCCTGATGTCCTAATTAATTATGAAGAAAAATTAAAATCACTACCAACAAAATTTGATCCAAGTAAAGTAGTTTGGAAGGGTATTACAGCAGGTGAGGAAGTTATTATAGATAAACCATCTGAAGAGGAAGTTAAATCACGTTTTGATGATGAATTAAATAAGAGAGCTAAGGAAAAGAAATTTATTAAAAGGAAAAACCATGCAAAGTTAGATCCACTCGAAGTACAAGATACTGAAAATACAAGTAATGATTTTGGTGGTTTGAAGAAGATTATTATTCAAGATAATGATAGATTATTAAAAGAAAAAGAAACATATAATCGCCTATTAGATGACCTACAACAGTTATTATAACAATTTAAAAGAAAGCTCAATATAATGTCATATGGAAGTACAATGGATATTAGAGATTTACTTAAAGAGTGTATAACTAATTGTGATATTAAGACAGATGACAATTTAATTAATCATGAAATAAATAATACTAAAAAGTATTTACAAAATACTATCGAGACTATTAATGATGTGGGAAAAGATAGAGATCTATATATTAAAATGAAACAAAAGTCTGCATATATAATAAATTTGTTAATGCCATATATTGTATATCTTAATATGATTATAGATGAGATTCCAATAAATATAGAAAATAAAGATATAAATTTTGCATTTATTACGGAAATATTACAAAAACATTTAGAGTTAATAAATAAATGAGCACAGATAAAATCAAAAGTATTACTAAAATTATACCTATAACAAATATAAATATGGATAAATTAAAGAAGGCAATGAAATCAAATAAAACTTTTGAAATGTTTATGATGATTTGTTATCAACAAAATATATGTATATTTTTTGAGGAAAATGGAGAATGGATACTAAAATCAAATTCAAAATTAATTAATGATTGTAAGAAAAGACGTCAATTATTATATAAAGAAAGTATAAAATCATTACAAAATTTAATGAAGGGTGATATAGATAGTATTGAAGAGGGTATGATAATAGATAAGACAATGATTGAATTAAAGAAAGGAATTAAAAATTTAGATATAGTTGTATCTTTATTAGAGGATGTTTATAATGATTTATGTTTGAGTAAAATGACAGAAGAGGAAAAGCCTAAGAAAAATGTATTATTAATAGAACATTTTTCAAATTCTTTATGATACTAGATAAATTCGTTTTTCTTATTAAATAAATTTAATAAGAGAAATAATGACAATCAATGTAGGAATTGATTTTGGGACAAGTACATGTTGTTTAAGTTATGTAAAAGAAGAAGGAATAGTAAATATAATTCCAAATAACATCAACAATTATTTTACTATCCCTTCAATTCTTACTGTTTATGATAATATGTTAATAGCAGGTAGTGAAGCATTATTTTATGATGATACACCGAAGATAACTAATTTTAAGAGATTAATTGGTCATCGATCAATAGAACCAGAATTACAACGTTTCTTCAAATTACCATTATTAGATCATAATCATAGTTTGTATATTATTGTTAATGGTGTAAACTTTTCATTAGAGGATATTTTATCAACCATGATAAGAAAATTATCATTTATTATATCTGAATATCTTCAAACTACTGATTGGCAAAGTGTTATAACCGTCCCTGCATTTTTTACTGAAGAACAACGTAAAATTCTTTGGACTTCTATACAAATAGTTGGTATTAAATGTTTAAAATTATTAAATGAACCAAGTAGTGCATGTATAGCATATCTAAATAATAAGATATTTGATAATCTTAAAGTATTAGTTATAGATTTTGGAGCAGGTACATTAGACTTATCAATAATTGATGTTGAAAAAACTGGTATAGAAGTATTTTGTGAAGTATGTGGAATATATGGTGATAATAATTTAGGTGGAATTGATATTACACGTATAATAGGAGATCATTATAAAATATCGTTTGAAGAGGCTGAGGAAATGAAGATTAAGGGTCAATATGATTTTGATATATTAGAAAAATCTTTTGGTAATCGAATTCGTGAATGTATAGATAAAGTTATAGAAGTTTCAAAAACAGATATTGATGAAGTTATATTAATAGGTGGAAGTAGTAAATTAGAATGGTTGAAAAAATTAGTAAAAAATCATTTGAATATTTTCCCAATAGTTATGATTAATGATTTTGAAGAAAAAGCAGTATCTATGGGCGCAGCTCTACATTGTGATCATATTGCTAATCATAGAAGTATTGTTTTAGTAGATCGATTACCATTATCTATAGGTGTAAATGCATTAGGTTTAATGAATATAGTTATACCACGAAATACAACAATACCAATATGTAAAACAAAAATGTACAGTACAACAGATGATAATCAAGAGTTTGTCATAATAGATGTATATCAAGGTGAAAGTAAATTTCTAGAAAATAATACTTTAATAGGTTCATTTACTTTGGATGAAATACCTTTACTTCAAAAAGGTGAACCTGTTATTTATGTAACTATTAAGGTTGATGTTAATGGTATTATTACGGTACATGCTAGAGAAAAACGAGGTAATAATGAAAAAGCCCTTCATATAAAACGTGATAATTTAGATGAAGATATGATCCAAGTTATAAAATCAAAAGTAAATACTGAATTAGAAATGTTATATCATAAGGTTCATACAGTGACATATAAATTATATACATTAATGGAAAAAGTTAATTTCCAAGTATTTGATAATTGTGTATTAGATTTAGATGATACCATTAAAGAAAAAATTTTTAATGAATTATTAGAACCAGTTATTCATACTGTTTCCTTATTGAAATCACATGAAAAAGAATATAGATTATCCCTAAATAAATGGAATAATATTTTAGAATTAGATACCGAAGTTAAAATTATGGATATAAGATATATTATAGATAAAATGGAAAAATGGATAAGAATCATAAATAATGAATATGAAATATATATAATATCAGACTGTACATTAATGGGATATAAAAAGGAGGAAACAGGTGATGAATTAGGTGATGAATTAAATGATAAATTAAGCAATACGATACAGCCGTAGAATAATATAAGCCTTTAATTGTTTATACATGAGATTAAGATCATTTTTATATGATTTAATAGCAAGGTAAATAATAAGTATTACAGCACAACCATTAGTTATATTTTCCTTAAAATAGTTTTTTTCCATAGTTACTTTTAATCGTTTTAAACCATTACCTGACTCGTTACTTTTTGAACTTTTGAATGTGAAAGGTTCATCATCCAATGTTTCATAACATATTAAGTCAATCATTTTGATTAGTTAATATATGGTTAATATTACTAATCTCTAATAAATATTTTATCAATATTTTATTCATTTGATAGTTTTTTATAAAATTATCAAATTAAAAGTTTTTTTTATATTTTTTTAAGCAGTTGCCTTTACTTTTTTAACTGGAGCAGCTACCTTTTTAGCTACAGCCGCCACCTTCTTTGTAGCAGCCTTCTTTCCAGCTACTGCTACCTTTTTTCCTTGAACTGCTACCTTCTTTCCTTGACCACCTGCAACAGCCTTCTTAGGGGCGGCAGGCTTCTCACCCTCTGCACGCTTAACCTTCTTGAGGATGTTCTTGAAGTTTTTAATAATTTCTTGGTTACCAACTTTGTACTTGACGGGGTTATCAAGTTGTACACGCTTGCCAACATATTGATGCATCTTCTTAGCAGAGCCCTTAGTTGATTCAACTAGGAAGAAAGAAATATCAGCATCAACCTTGTCATTGGCCTTAACCTTGTTACGGATAATCTCAGATAGAGCCTTGTTGGCAGCTTGGTAAGGTGAATCACCGTTGTAACGACCGTATAGCTCACTATCCTCAGAAAGCTTCACCTTGAAAGAACGGTTCTTCTTTTTAATATCACCCTCTACTTCAGCCTTCTCTACCTTGGCTACTTTCTCTACCTTTTCTACCTTCTCTACCTTTTCAGCCTTAGCTTTGGGCTTGGTATCAGCTACCATCTTTTTAGTTGCAGTCTTAGTTGACATTATCTAATATATACTCTTATATATAATTATATTTAAGTAGTTTTAAACGCATTGACACCTAAATATTTTTTTGGTGGCTAAACCCAAAAAATATCCCTAAAATTTAAATTTTCCTATATATTTTATAGTTATATTTAGCACTATCTAACAATATAATATTTATATTTGGAGCTTTATAAAAACCATAGAAAGAAATATAACATATATAACAAATATAACATATTTAACAAATATAATGCCAGAAGGACCTGAAATACATCGATATGCATGTATTATTGCAGATTACTTTTATAACAACAACCTTATTGATATTAGGGTATTATCTGGAAGATATACTAAAAAACCAATTACAGATTTGGATAAAATCAAGTTTCCTGTAAAGGTTGTTGATATTGGAACAAAAGGAAAGTATCTTTTCATAGAATTAAGTAATGGTTTTTATCTATCAATTACTCATGGAATGTCTGGTACATGGAATCATAATGGATTAAGTAATGAAACCAGATATGATTATACTGATGATAAACATAATAGAATTGAATTTAAAACATCAAATGGTTCTATATTTTATAATGATTATCGTAATTTTGGAACATTTCAAATTATACGTGAAAGGGAACAATTAGAAAAGAAATGGAATGCATTAGGACCAGATATATTAAATGATAATATAAATGAGGATATATTTTATAGTAGAATTGATAAGAAAAAAAGTAAAAAGATAGCTGATTTACTAGTAGATCAAAAACTAATATCAGGAATGGGAAATTATTTACGTGCTGAGATATTATGGTATGCTAAAATATCGCCTCATCGTATTTATAGTTCATTAAATCAAGAGGATAAAACAAGATTATATAATGCAGCATACAATCTTGCAAGATATCATACTATTAAAAAGAAAAGTAAGAGGTATCCATCAATGAATAATAGTAAATTGGAATATCAATTGAATATTAAACCAGAAAAAGATTTCTTTGTTTATCAACAAAAAATAGATTCTTATGGTAATGAAGTAATTACGGAGAAAATGGGTGGAAGGACAATACATTGGGTACCAAAATTACAGAAATAAGTCCGTTCCATATATTTTTTTATCAATTGATTGTATAATATGAAGTTAGAAAAATACTTTGAGTATTGCATTTATAAAACAATAATACCTTTAGAACGACATATTAATCGTTTACGATATGATCATTTTTTAGATGATGATCATTATATTACAGCATTATCAATATGTTATAATCTTAATGAACATCTGAAATTACACCCAGATATACAAAATATTATACTTGATACTGATGATTCTAAAATTGAAATGTTATATGAACTATATAAACCTCGCAATTTTATTAAATATATCGCACAAAAAGTAGGCTTACCTACTATAGATTATATTCTTAAATTCTTTTTTATATCTCTTACTTTACCTCAAGAATATTATAATTTGATACCTTTTAAAGTAATAACAGAATCAACAGATATATCTAAAAATGATACTTTAATATCTTTCATTCAAACAAAAACGTCATTGCTACCAATTTGTCGTATTACTTTTATATATAATAATAATAAAATTTGTATTGATGGATATTTTAAGGATATAATAAAGCTACATAAACTTGAATCCCATATATTTTATGATAAATATACTTACTATGCTCATAGAATAGAACATTTAATATATAGTATGGAAGAATGGAAGCAATATGTAGAGGAACAGAACAAGTTATTTCAGAGATTAATCAAACTAAATTATGAAAAACTGGTATTAGAGTGTTATAATGATATACATAAGTTATACTATGCAATCAGAGTATTAATGGTTGGAAATGATGAACATATTAAATTAGCGGTTGCGTTATTCAAAAAATTAAGAGGTAAGAAGATTAATAATTATTTGATATCGGAGAAGATATTAGATTGTATGCCATTCAAGTTAAAAAAGATATTATTACAAGCATCAAAAGTAAAACCAAATATAACATTATCAAATGTAAATCCATTAGAGGTGTTACGTTCATGTGTTCATGTGAAGAATATACCAATAAATATTAAAACATTAATAATGGAGCGATTAAATGATAAGAATAATGGTGAAAATCATAAACAATTAGTCTATGTAAAAACATTAATTAATTATCCATGGAATGAAATATATGATGAGGTTAATAATAAGAGTGAGTTATTAAATGATGTATCTAATAAATTAAAACAATTGACTTATGGACATGATAAGATTAAAAATAAATTAATTCTCCAAGTAGCAAAATGGCTTTCGAATCCTCAAACAACGGGGTGTTCTATAGGATTATGCGGACCACCAGGAGTAGGAAAAACGTTATTAGTAAAAAGTCTAAGTGAAGCATTAGGGATACCATTTATTCAATTAACATTAGGAGGACAGAATGATGGTAGTTTATTACATGGTCATAGTTATACATATACATGTGCTCAACCAGGTATAATTGTAAAAAAAATAGCTGAAGCTGGAACTAGTAGATGTATTTTATTTTTAGATGAATTAGATAAGTGTGCAAAGAAACATGGAGATATTAATGAGATTACAAGTATATTAATACATTTAACAGATCCTAATTCAAATCATGCTTTCCAAGACCGTTTCTTTGATGGTGTAGACTTCCCATTAGAAAGATTAATTATTGTCGCTTCTTATAATAATCGTAAAAAAATAGATCCAATATTATTAGATCGATTTAATGAAATTAATGTGGAACCTTATACGATAAAAGATAAAATAAATATATCAAAGAACTTTATAATACCGGAATTGAGTAAGAATATAGGATTGAATCATGATATAGAGATCAAAGATGAAGATATCAAATATATCATTAAACAGTATACTAATGAAGGAGGTGTACGTAATTTAAAACGTAGAATAGAAGACATAATGTTAAAAATAAATAAGGAGATAGTAATGGGTACTGAATATGATAAAAATATAAAATTATCACGTGAAGAAATAATTAATTTAATTGATGATAAATGTTTTAATGAGCAAGAAAAGATACATGATAAGGATGAAGTTGGTATTATAAATGGATTATATGCAACAAATAATGGAAATGGAGGTATATTACCAATTCAAGTGAATACAAATTATCTCCATGATGGGAAAAAAGGAGCATGTTTCCGCTTAACAGGTTCGCAAGGAACAGTGATGAAAGAAAGTGTAGAATGTGCATTTACCTGCGCTATGCGTTATCTTTCGACACAAATAGATGTACCACGCACTCTCCGAGAACAATTTTCTTATGGTTTTCATGTGCATACACCATCAACATCAACACCCAAAGATGGACCAAGTGCAGGCTGTGCATTTGCCTTAGCATTTATATCACGTCTTTTAAACCATCCTATTAAGCGTACTATAGGTATAACAGGAGAGATAGATTTAAATGGAAATATTACAAAGATAGGTGGTTTAGTGTATAAAATAATTGGAGCTAAAAGTGCGGGAATAACCCATATTCTTATTAGTAAAGAAAACCAAATTGATATGGAAGATATATTGATAAAACATAACGAACTATTTGATGAAGACTTTAAATATACCTTTGTTGCAACCCTTGATGAAGCAGTTAAATTAGCTCTTATTAATAAATAAAAAATATATCCTCTAAAATTATCATGAAAGAAGAACTAATAAAAGCTATACATAATGATATTAACACTTTTCAATATAATACATCAATTATAAATGATATGAATGATATTTTTCATACAAATAGCAAGTATAAACATAATATGATTAAAATTATTATTAAAGATACATCTATTATAACAACTGAATATCATAATGATAGTGAACGTATTATAGATATTATTAATCTTATTACCAAGTCACTAGATTTTGGTAAAGAAAAAGGAAAATATGTAAAAGATACTATAATGTATATTTATGTTTCAGATGTTTATCCATTCGAATATCAATACTTACCATTCTTTTGTTTTGCAAAACCATTAGATAAAAATGGTATTCTAATACCAGATAATACATATCAATGTCAAAAATTAATAAAAAAATGTACTAATTGGGATGATCTTAAAAAAGAAATTAAAAAAAAATGCACTTCATCTAAAGAAAATATAATATATTTTAAAGGAGCTAATACTGGTGCTGATAAACATAATATTAGAAAGCAATTAAGTAATGATTATTTTGATATACCTGTAAAAGTAATCATAAATAAGACATTCATACCATTGTATAACTTATGTAAATATAAATACTTATTAAACTTACCAGGACACCAACCATGGTCATACCGACTAAAATACCTATTCTTAATGAAATCTTTAGTTATAAATATTGATGTTATACAACATTATAAAAATAATAATAATCGCGAATGGCGTACATTTTATGATAGATTATTTGAACCTAATAAAGACTTTATAAATATATACTATAATTGGTATGAAAATGATGATACAAAAAATAAAATTGAATATAGTAAAATTAAAGAACAATTAATAAATATATATAATCATTTTCAATCACATCAAAAAGAATATGATAATATTGTAAATAATGCTTATAAAAAAATTAATAAAATAACAAATGAATCAATATATGATAATATGTTTTATACTATAAGATACTATGCTAATAAGTTTGCTTAGCGTTTATAAAATAAAATATTCCAATTATCTTTATCATAAAAGTAATTCCCAATTATATCATCTTTAAAAACATCGATTATTTCTTCTATTTCTTCTTTTGAAAAAAAATGATAATATCTATTTAAAATACTTGTATGATGCCATTGAACAAAATAATCTCCTGATTCATTTATTTTTATCCATTTATTTTTTCTTTCATCTGTTAATTCTAAAGCCCATACTGTAATTATACACTGACCACCACTTTTTAATACCCTAATAATCTCTTTAATACATTGAAACCGTCTCTCTTTTGTAGATAGATGATGTAACATAGCAATACATAGAATATAATCAATACTATTGCTCCTAAAAGGTAAATATAATGCATTACCTATCAATGCATCTACTCCATGATTTTTTGTAATATCTATTAACATTGATGACATATCTATACCAATGTAATAACTCTGTTTTAATAAATTACTATATTTACCATTACCACAACCAATATCTAATACTATTGAATTAGATTCAATCATAGAGATAAAGTTATCGACCGCTTTCCATGGACTATAACGTGTTTCATTAAACCTTTTATATATAGTATCATAAATATGATGGACATGAATAGTTTCAAAGACATCTGGATTCATTCGATTTTATATATTTGATAAATCATATAGTATATGCTTTATCAATTTATCTATATATAGTCACATATTATAGCTTTATCATTAATAATTTTAAATGGTTTCCCACAACCATAAATCATATTATTATTAATTAAATGTTCACATTCTTCTTTAGGAGCATGAGGATTAATTTGTTGATTATTACTCTTTAATACTGCATGTCTAAATATAGCACAGTTAATTTCACTTCTCATTATAAATATATCATTTTCACAATGTGGACATTGTACAATTAAATAGTTTTCAGTCATATTGTATCTGCTTATATTAATATTATGAATTAAAAATAATTGATAATATCTTGCATTACTAATATAAAATATTATCAATTTATTAACATCATAGTATCATAGTATGCTTTCTCAGTTCATTTTAAATGCTATAATTATATACAGAGAGCAAATGCGTGATTTATGTATTAAAGCAATACGAGATAAAATGCCAGATGTACAGTTTCATAAGGAGGTTGAAAAAATTATTCATGATATGGATGTAATAATTGCTAGTTTATAAATATTACTTAATTCCTTTACATGCATTTATCCATTCCTTATACTTTTCTCTATGATCAAACATTGGAGGTGGATGAATATTATTATGTTCTTTTGCAATATCAATATTCCATTTTATTAAATCTTTATTAGATATAAATTTTAAATGTGGTAACCATTTTTTTATATAAATACAATCAGGATCCCATTTAGCGATCATTTTATTAGAGATATCCATAGGACGACCGGAGAGTGGAGCACCTGAAGCAGAGTATTTTTTACCAGGGAAATCAAATTCAGTACACCAACGATGATTCATTTGGTTTTGAGATGGACCAATAGCATCTACTAAAAAACAGGAATATGATACTTGACTACCATATTTAGGATGGAATGGATGTATTAATAAATATTTACACCACATCATCACAACTAACATACGAGCTCTATTATGCATAAATCCAGTTATTTTCATTTGATTCATAGCAGCATCAATTAATAAAAATCCAGTTTTACCTTCTATTATTTTTTTCCAATCTACTTTATTATTTATCCATTTTATTTTTTCATAACGTTCATCGATATGTCGTCTCATATCATTGGCAAATGGGATATATTTAACAGCAGTTAGATAAAAGTCTCTCCAATATAATTGTTTTATTAATGTTGTATTTTTACCTAAATGTTTCTCGAAATATTCGTATACTTCTCTAATACTAACACAACCAAAGTTCAATCCAGCTGATATATTTGTCGTATTATAATCTAATCTATCTCTCATATCATTATATTTTGTTTGATCCTTTGCTTTCTTTAATTGAGCTAATGTATTGGCTCTTCCACCTATCTGTGCTAATAAATTATTAGGTTTATAGAATTGTGATAAATCATTATCAAATTCATGAGTAAATTTACGATGGGATGATATATAGTTAGAAAATCTATTTTTAGAGGACTTAGTAGGGGATGTTTTAATAGCATTTTTAAAGAAAGCACCATATTGTTTAAAGGCATTACCATCACTTTTAATTAGTTTATCAAAAGGAACAAGAGTATAATCAGTATGAGTTTCTAAAATAGAAGCCTTATAGTGAACACATATTTCTCTCATTTCTAAATCTCGTTTAAGAGCATATTTAGAATAGTCAGCATTCCAACTAACCATTACATTACCATCTAATTGTTTTATTAATTTAGCTAATAATCTACCTGGTTCACCATAAAATAAAAATAATTTAGAATTATACTTTCTAAGTTGTCTATCTAAATCCATAAGAGATTCACACATAAATTGTACAGCATTAGAAGAATAATAATATTTATTATGCTCATCGATCTTAATTTGATGTTTATCTAAAAAAAACACAGGGATAATATTTTTAGAAGTTTTACATAATTTGATTAATCCATGATTATCGTCTAATCGTAAATCACGACGAAATACATGAATACCCCAATCTATAATAGTTTCAGGTTCCATTATAGAATGACAAGATAAAAAAAAATCATACATCGATCTGTTTACGACTTTTAGGACGTTTAACTTTTGGTTCTTTAGTAATAACATTAATATTAAGTTGAGCCAATTGAAGATTAATATCATTATCAGTATCTTCTGTTTTATTAAAAATAACAGCTAATTTATCAGCTATAGCAGAATCAAATAATACTTTATCCCACTTCTCCAATTTATTTACTGTTTTATTAAGAGTAGGTTCTGATATTCCAAAATGACTTATAATATCTTTTTTACTAAAGGTAATATTACAATGTTTAACTAATAGATATATACATGCAGCTGCGATTGAATTAGGTTGATGATTTGAAGCTAAATCAAGCTTTGTAACATTATCAGCCAATTCAACTGCAATTGGAATATATTCTTTTGGAAGTTTTTTATTGCAAAAGTTTTTGATGAAATAAGTTGGATCAGGAGGAATAATATTCTTGATGATATTGTCATTTTTCATATATTCAAGAAAATCCTTACGACCATCTGATAATTTACTTTCTTTCAAATTGAAATATTTAGCAATAGTTTTAGTAGTGTGTGTTTGTTTTTGGATAACAGCACCATAATAGATACAAATTGCAATAATACTCAATCGATTCTTACCTCGAAATATAATTTTTTTACCTTTATTTTTACCATCAGGATGTTTAATCTTATAAAGCTTTGCAAATAATACTTGGGCACAATCACTTACTGCCTTGACAACATTATTCTTTTTACATACATCTTCAATCATATCTAAAACTTCTTTTAAAGCACGTTCATCATATGGCATTTGACCCCAATTATGAAGTTTCTTAATTTTACTAGTTGCACAAGCCATTATTGTAGTTCCTAAAGAAGCAATAGGAAGATATGGATTGGTAGGACCACCGCAGCGCATACTACCACATCCTTTACCTTCATCAAACTGTGACCATTCAGGACCTCTATCATAGATATTATCAGATATTTCTCCACAGTCACCACATACTTTATAACCAGAACTATAATCATCAATCATATTACTTGATTTACATCCTACGCAAATAAATACAGTAGATTTAGTTTTAACTGGTCCTTGAACCTCATTTTTCTCATTATCCTCTTTTTGTAGCTCTGTAAGAATTTCCCATGCTGTTAATACATCACTGTCGTTACTCATAGTTTTACTATACGATGGAGTCAACAATCTGTCTTTATATAAGTTTAATATCAATTTTTTTCTTTAAATAGTTTTATAAAATAAAAAATAATTATGGCATCCAATTAATAGGTTTATCCAATAGTTGATCAATTTTAAGAAATACTTTTGAACCGATAAAACCACGATGAGCGCTTAAGGGAGATGGATGAACCGCTTTAACAATCATATTTTTATGTTTAATAAAACTGGATTTTTCGATAGCTTTATTACCAAGAAGTAGAAATACAATCTTGGGATTTTGAGATATATATTCAATAACCAAGTTGCTAAAATTACTCCATAATTGCATATGAGAAGCAGATTTCCAAGCAATAGTAGTTAGAGCTGAATTATAGAGAAAGATACCTTCCTCAGTAAACCATCTAGTTAAATCACCATGACCAACATTATAATTATTAGGGTTACTAGGGTAGCAATTATTTAATTCAGTATACATATTCAATAATGAGCCTGGAACTGCAACTCCTTTTGGTACTGAAAAAGCCAATCCCATAGCATTCTTGGGATCTGGATATGGATCCTGACCTAAAATTACAACTTTAATATTTTCTAAAGGCATCTTAAAAACTTTAAATATATTATCTTTTGATGGAATAACATCTTTAACGTCTTTAATTTGGTTTAAAATACTAGTTAATAAACTTATATTTTCATTAAAAAATGGTAACCAAGAAACATCAATAGACTCTTTAATGGACTTGATATATGACATGTTTATTGTTAAATACTTTAATAATTCAGAATATTCAAGATATATAAAATATCAATAATTTAAAGGTTAGTGCTATAAAGTAAATAATAATGGATATCATAATAATCAGTAGTTTGGTTTATTTATTATATAATGCTTTTTATTGGTATATTCCATTAGTAGTAGTTGGAGGATTAGCGATAAGATGGGAATCAAAATTATCACTAAATGAAAAAGATAAATGGGAATTACATGTAATCCCAAAATATATTATAAAAGTATGTCATGGATATAATTATGTTAAAACGAAGATAACATTTATAAGAAATATTAATAGTAACATTCAAGAGACATCTAATATGTTACAGGAAATAATCATAGGTAAAAAAGCAGATCCTAAAATGAACTTCTTACTTAATAGACTTGATAATATGCCCTATGATATGTTTAAAACTATCCCTCCTGAACAAATGACTATGGTTAAGGAAAATAAGACAATTCAAACATTGGTAGGACAAATAGATAACATTATAGTAAATAATGATAAAATAAAAGAAAAATTATCAAGTATGAATTTAGATGATCGTATAAAGCATCTTCTTAATACTCTTAAAAAGGATTAAAAGATATTATACTTATAGTCCCCTTATTATTTGTCAAGTTAACTTAACAAATAATAAATTGATAAAAGAAACGTTATATGGCCTTGATAAATTACATATAAATTTCACAATGAGTATATCTATAGAACAAACTATCGTATATACAGAAAGATTAATCAAGATATTCCAGGATGAAAAAAATGAGATTATTAGCTATCCAGATCCAAATAGAGGTAATAAGATAAAGTTCAAGGTACAACATCTATTAGATTATCTAAAAAATGGAATGTTAAATAGATATGCAGAATGTAATTGGAAGAAAAGTACAATAACACCGGATAAATTAGTTACTTTCTTATTATGGTTTGCAAAGTCAAAAGGTACAATAAGCGAGTATGCTGCACTATTAAAATATACAATTGCAATGTTAAACATTCCACGAGATGAGTTTGGATTTCCAAAATGGTTTGAACTTGATATAAATTCCAAGTTATACAAGTCAGTATGCCCAGAAAGATGGGAAGAACATACTATGGAGAAAATAATTCATAAAGTATGGAGTGATTACAAATTAAGAGTAATATGTCAAAAGAAGCTAGATAATTTTTATTTTGATGCATGCTGTGAAGATGTTAAACTAATCTTTGAATGTCAAGAAGATGCACGTGCACATGAGGAAAATCAGAATGATATTGAGAAGAAACATGTTGCTTACAAATATGGTTATGATATAATTTACTTCAAACAATATGATGAAAAAAAGTGCAGTTTTGGATACTATAACGAATTTTTTAATATGTTAAAAGATAAGATTGAAGGTTCCCTTTTAACTAATAGTGATGACTATGTTAATCAAAAGGTTATTAGTATGTTTATTAATAAGTTTAAACAAGAACTTGTATTTCTAGAAAAATGTATCAAATTCGAAAATAATTTTGATACATCAAAAGATATAAATTTACAAAAATATTATATCAAGTTACAAACTATGACAAAAAGAAAAAAGGAAACAATAGAAGGTATTATAGATAATATTGAAGGAAAGGATAGAAGTACTATACTTACTATTTTTAAGATTATAGATGAAACTGCAAAAATATTAGAAAAAGATGAAGCTGGAGATGATTATATAATCCCTATTGAAACAATATGTAAAATGTTAGAAATAAGAAACACTAATAATATTAATAATTTTAAACAAGTAATAATGGATCATAAAATTCATCGTTGTAAAAACAATAATATATATATTAATTCCTATGGTCTTATGTATGTCTTTACAAAATTAGATTTATCATTAATTAATCCAAAATTAAGTATTATATTACAAGAATATCTTAACTATGCTGATGTATTTTACAAGGTAATCATTAATAAAATTAGAAAACATCATCACCATCGTGAAAGTATTATTATGGAAGGATTTAAACAATCAAATGAGTATAAATTAAATTTAGAATGTACACGTATGATGAGTCAAATAGATGAATTAATATCAAAAAATAATATTGTTAATGAAGAAAATAAACAATTAAAGACTAATACAATTAAGTTAATCCAAGGATTTCAAATAGTATCTGATACTGGTAATAAATTACATGATCTATATAAAGAAAGTATAACTAGTGGTATAATTGAATTGAAAGATAATATGAATAAAATTAAAGATAATGATAATATTAAAAAAGTATTAGAAATGAAAAAATCAAAGTATAAAGATATAGTAATACCAATATGTGAAACAATAAATGAAGTCCAAAAAAAATTAGATAAATTGACTAGAGATACTAATCATTTAACAAGATCTATTAAAAAGGATATTACAATATGTAATCAATATAATGAAACATTAATACATCATCTTAATAAACCAAAAATAGTAATACTTCAAAAGTATTGTAAAAAGGAAATTGTTATTAATTATTCCGAGTTTAAACTATATTATACTGGGGATGAAAATGATAAGGTTACAATGGCAGAGTTAAGAGGACGTGCTAAATCATGTGGAATACCTTCACAACAGATTGATATTATTGTTAGGTATTTGATGCCACCAACAGCACAAATTACTAGACCAGATTATTTATATTGTGTTTTATTTGAAGAAAATTTAAAGAATAATGAGGATAATGATTATTTTGGTTATAAACTTTTTAATGAACTTATAATGAATGAAAATAAAGTTACTAAGAAAGATATAGATAAAAATAATCATTCAGAAAAATCAGATGAAGATGACTCAGATGATGAGGATGAAGATGAATCAGAAAAACTAGATGATTTTGAAGACCTTTAATCATCCAAATTAATTTTTAATTTATCTAGTTTTTTCATAAAGTTTTTAAAACTAGATCCATTAAGAATTTCAGTAGTAATAATTTCATCAGCACATAATCTCATTAATTTTTCAACGTCTTTCATTTTAAATTTTCTAATAGAAAAATCACTTAACTTGTATCTAATTTTTAATCCCCAAGTATCAAATTGTGTTTTACCAAATTCACCTTTATCATTAATTTCATAAATATATATTGTCATTATAAAAGCATCTTCAGATGAATCTTTTATAGCATCTAAATTAGGATATAAATTAACATAAGCTATTTTTTTACCAGCATAATATTGTGACTTTTCTTTTAACATCTTACGAATTTCTACTTTATTTTTTTTTATTGGTTTAAAATCACTTCTATCACACATTACCCAAAAACCATCTAATTTTTTTGCATCAATCATATCAGTTAGCTTTTGAAGGTATTCTTTGTAATATTCTTCGTTCATATACTAATATTATAGATAATATTACTTCTATTTTATATAAATTCATAGCTTACTCTATGAAATCATAGCTTGGTCTACTTAATAAGCCTATTTTAGACTTGATATATTTTAGCCATTAAATAGACAATATATCACCTTTATAATAAATTGAACTCGACTTACGTCTCACCTAATTTATTTTAAAATGATACTTTGTATCATTTTAAAATAAATTGAACACATTTTCTTTGAAAATATGCCCCCCTTTATTATTTATTGAGCATTGATCAATAAATAATAAATTGAACTCCTCACTTTGTTCGTCCCTCTCTTTATTTTAAAATGATACAAAGTATCATTTTAAAATAAATTGATATAAAGATTTATTAACTTTATATCTGAGAGATTAATATAGATGGCGCAAGCATCCAAAAAGAAACGCTCTAAGGACGTTGGTATAGAATCATCTAATGATCAGGTATCTAATATATCAAATAAAACCGATAAAATAGATAAAATAGATAAGGTATCTAATATATCAGATAAAATAGATAAGGTATCTAATATATCAGATAAAATAGATAAGGTAGATGTATGGAAACTATTAGATTTACATTTTAAGGAAAAGTATGTATTATACCAATTACAATATACTTCATACAATCAATTCATAGAAGAGTGTGTATTATGGGAATTACAGAATAATCCAAATATAATCCATATGAGAGTTGATACTAAAACTAATAAGGTATATAAATATCGTTTCAAGTTTGACAATGTAGTATTAAAGCCTCCTTCAGATGATAATGGAAATGAAAATGAGATGATTTTCCCAGAGGATGCACGTTTACGACATTTAACTTATACTAGTAAATTAATTGCTGATGTAAAACAAATACAAGAAATTATTGATGTGACAAGTGGAGTGGTAGAGAGTGAAAAGGTACTGTTTGAGGACCGAATTCCTATTGCACGTATACCTATTATGGTACGATCTAAATATTGTTCTACCAATTTGCGTCCGGATGTTCCCAATACTGAGTGTCCATATGATCCTGGTTGTTACTTCATTATTAAAGGAAGTGAAAAGGTAGTTCTTTCAGTTGAAAGACAGTGTGATAATAAGATGATTATTTTTACACAGAAGGACACAAATTATCCAGATGATATTATCTATACACTTCGTGTTAATTCACGACTAACAGAAAATGTTGTAGCACAAAGTCAGATTGTATCTGTTAAAAGGAAAAAGGATAGTTCATTAGTATTTACAATGCTACACTTTTCCGAAATCCCAGTATTTATCTTTTTTAGGGCTTTGGGTTTAGTATCAGATCGTGATATTATTAACTATATTGTTTATGATGATACTGATATTGATATGATTAACCAATTGAAACCTTCTTTACTTGCTAGTAAAGCAGAGACATATAAGGATGATGAAGGAGTAACACATAATATTCGTTCTCAAGAAGATGCTATTAATTATCTCATTTCTAAACTCAAAGCTAGACCTATATATGGTGAAGTAGATGTAGAAACTAGAAATATTCAGAGAAGGGAACAATATATACGATATATGGAAAATGACTTGTTACCGCATATGGGTAAGGGTTTTATTGAGAAGGCATATTATATTGGGATGATGTGTAACAAGTTGTTGCGTTGTATTTTGGGACGTATAGATCCGGATGATCGTGATAGTTACACAAATAAACGTATAGAGTTACCAGGAGTATTAATGGCACAGCGATTTAAGGAATTTTACAAGAAAATGATTGGCGATTGTGCTAAGAAATTTAAGACTAAGATGGGTGGATTATCAGATGATGCCAATCCAATTAATGTTATTAATCAAATTAAGATAAATACAATTGAACAAGGATTAAATTCAGCACTATCAACTGGTTCTTGGGGAAAGAGAACTGGTGTTGCTCAATTACTTCAACGTATGACTTTCCTACAAATGATCTCATGTTTACGTCGTATTATGGTATTGATTGATACAACTAATAATAAGGTGGAACAAATGAGACATGTTAATAGTATTCAGTATGGATTTGTTGATGCGATTGAAACTCCAGAAGGTAGTAAGGTAGGTTTATCCAAACATTTATCATTAACGGCTAATATAACAATCAATTTAAGGAATCAACCCGAGATTATTAAAAGATTAATAGAGGATGAATCACCAATTGAGGTATTAAAACTAACTGATATTCCACCTATCGAGTTAAAGAGACTAACGAGGGTATTATTAAATGGAGAATGGATAGGTATGACGGAAAATCCGGTCGAGTTAGCGGAATTTCTAAGAGAAAAGCGCCGACATAATATCATAGATAAGATGGTTGGGATAGTACATCATTATGGAAATAAGGAAGTTCGAGTTAATACAGATGGAGGACGTTTATATCGTCCATTACTCCGAGTGAAGGATAATGAATTATTGTTAGATCATAAAATAATAAATAACTTGGATAAATTAAAGAATTGGAATGAGTTTTTAATGAAGTATCCAGATGTATTAGAATATGTAGACATTGAGGAGGCAGAGAATTTAATGATATGTATGACTCAGGAGGATTTGAAGAAGGAAAAAGAGAAGATGGATCAAACAGTAGATAATCCATCGGCAAATGGTGATGTAGTAAATCGTTATAAGCATGTATATAGACGATTTACACATTGTGAGATTCATCCGAGTATGATGATGGGAACAGTATCAAGTAATATTCCATTTGCGGATCATAATCAATCACCACGTAATTACTTCAACTTTGCACAATCAAGACATGGTATGGGTATTAATGCATCTAATTATCGTCATAGAATGGATTTAACATATCTACTATATCATACACAGGTACCATTAGTACATACACGTTCATCGAAATATACAGGTATTCAGAACTTGCCAGCAGGTGAAAATATCATAGTAGCTATAGCGACATATACAGGATATAATCAAGAGGATTCACTAATATTCAATAAGACATCGATAGAGCGAGGTTTATTCAGAGCGACAAGTTTCAAGAAGGAACATGATGTAATTCAGAAGAATCCGGCGACAGGTCAAGATGAGATTTTTATGAAGCCAGATGTAAACAGAGTATCAGGAATCAAATATGGAAATTATTCAAAGTTAAATGAAAAGGGTTTCATACCAGAGGAAACAATAATAGAAGAAAATGATGTATTAATAGGAAAGTTAACACCGATTCAACCATCAGCAACTAATAATATGAAGATATATAAGGACTCTAGTACATTATTTAGATCAGGAGTCCAAGGTGTAGTAGATAAGGTATATACTGGAATTTATAATGCAGATGGATATGAGATGTATAATGTGCGAATTCGTAATGAACGTGTTCCACGTGTGGGGGATAAATTCTGTATGGCTCCTGGTCATGAAGCTTTAACATCAACAGGATGGAAGTTTATTGAAGAGCTTACAAAAGAGGATAAAATTGCAACTTTAAAAGATGGATATATTAAATATGAAAATCCTATAGATGTGTATAAATGGGATTATAGTGGTGATATGTTTACAATTAATCATTCACAAGTTGAAATGAAAGTTACAGCTGATCATGAAGTATATGCACGAACTAAAGAAGGTAAATATGCACTTACTAAAGTAAATCAATTAATTAAAGAACCAATGTGGATGTTAAAAAATGCAACAAATAATAATGAAAAGAAAGATTATTTTGAAATTGGAACTTTAAGGTTTGAAATGAAAGATTGGCTTATGTTATTAGGATTATATATAACAGAGGGATGTTGCGAGCCCACACGTAAATATGTACGTATTTATATTCATAAAAATCGTGTTAAAGAACCATTAGAAAAAATATTAATAAAATATAATATACCATTTAACCATGATCAAAAGAGTTATCGCTTTGTGATAACAAATTATCAATTATATGAATATATGAATCAATTTGGATTTTCCTGCTCAAAACATCTTCCTAAATTTGTATGGGATCTTGATCAAGAAAATGCAAATATCCTACTTGATTCATTAGTACTTGGCGATGGATATGAAAGATCTGATATGAAAGAATTTTTTACATCTTCAAAACAACTTGCAGATGATGTACAAAGACTCGTTACTCATTGTGGTTTATCAGCAAATATTCGTGTTAAAAACTTAAAAGGAGAAAAAGTTATAATTAAAGGTATAAACACTATAAGATCAGCTGATCACTATAGAATTGGAATTATAAGATATAATGAAAATCAACCTAAAATTTCACCAAAACATATATCAGTTGATAAATATGAAGGAAAAGTTTACTGTTTAGAAGTATCAAGTCATGTATTTTTTATGCGATACAATGGTAAGGTAGTTCTAAATGGTCAATGTTCTCGTCACGGTAGCTCCAATTTGGGGTTTTGCCGTAGTCATGTCAAAAGCATGGCTAGTCCGCACCTATTCGGGCAACACTTTCAAATTGCGGGGAACTCCTGTTTGTAATCCGAAAGGATACAGTAAGCTTTGACTACTAAACTATAGTGGAAACACTATAATGGGGAATGCTAATCACATTCCGAATAGTAAAAAGGTCAAAGATAGGGACAATCCGCAGCCAAGCTCCTAAACTCTGAAAAGAGCATGGAGAAGGTTCAACGACTAGACGGAAGTGGGCTGAGATGGTTGTCATCTTGGCTTAAGGTATAGTCTAGACCCACGGGAGACCGTGCAGACAGCGTAGGGTTCACACTCAATAGGCAATAGGGTGTGTTCTCGAACTGTCTGGGGGATGTATATTTTAAAATATATCCCTGGTAGTATCGCAAAAAGGCACTATTGGTATTACCTTACCATCAGAAGATATGCCATTTACAAAGTCAGGAATTCAGCCTGATGTCATATTATCAAGTAATGCTATACCTTCTCGTATGACAATAGGACAATTATACGAGAGTGTTTTAGGTAAGGCAGCAGCATTAGAAGGTCATATGGCAGATGGGACACCTTTTGAGAATTATGATATAGATGAGGCACGTGAGGTATTAAAGAAACATGGATTTGATGATTTCGGTTATGAAACATTATATTGTGGATTTACGGGTAAACAGATGAAGGTACAAATCTTTATTGGACCAACATATTATATTCGATTGAAACATATGGTTCAAGATAAGATCCAAGTCAGAGCACGTGGACCAACAACTCAACTTACACAACAACCACCTGAAGGTAAAATTAGGGATGGTGGTCTAAGATTCGGGGAGATGGAACGTGATGCAATGATAGGTCATGGTATGAGTCAATTTTTGAAAGAACGTTTTATGGAATGTTCCGACTTATACACTATGCATGTATGTAATAAATGCGGTCTTATCGCAAGAAAACAATTAAATAAAACAGCTTATATATGCGATGGATGTAAAAATACAGCTGATTTGTCGCGTGTATGTATCCCATATGCATACAAGTTATTAACACAACAACTGATGGCTATTAACGTAATACCTCGTATCAAAACTCAAAGAAGTGAGTTTAATTATATGGCTTGATTTAAAAAAAAATTATATTCATAAAGCTATTTTTATATTATTATAATAATAACTTTGATTAGTCTCTACTATTAATAATTTTATCAATATTTTATTACTTTTGAAAAAACCACTTTTGTTTTAACTTCAATTGTTTAGTTTGCTCCTGCATGTGAACCTGTTTAGTTGTTTCTTGATCATGTAATTGTTTTGTTTGTTCCTGTATGATTTTTGTTTGTTCCTGCATTTGTGCAATTATAATATTTGGAATTTTACACACAATTATACCACCAGAAACTGCTCCAGTCAAGCCTAAACCTAGGAGAAACAGTTGCTTATAGTTGGTTGCCATTACTTGCATTGTGTTTGACAAACCTTTAAGTGACCTAAGAGAAATATTCATGTATATACCATTTTATGTGGTGTACTAACGATATTTTTTATCAATGTTTTGTAGACCATGTTTAACAGATTACAAGTCTGAAATTTTTAATCGGACTATTAAACAAACTCATAATGCAATATCTAAAAAATTGATAATAATTTTTACTGACTTTCAGTGATAGGTATTACTCTGAACAACAATCGTTTCTAATTTGTCCATATAAAATGGGAGCTGCAACCAAGCTGAAAATTAAAGACGTGCGTAAGCCTCGTCCCACGTACATTGGCGATTTGAAAGATGGTAAGTACCATGGTCGCGGTACTATGACCTATACTGATGGTCGCACGTACGATGGCGAGTGCCAAAATGACAAGCGCCATGGTCACGGTATTATGACCTATCCCGATGGTGCCAAGTACATGGGCGAGTTCCGCAACGGTAAGCAGCATGGTCAAGGTATTATGACCTTTGCCAATAATGACAAGTATGTGGGTAAGTTCTGTAACGGTAAGCAGCATGGTCACGGTACTATAACCTTTGCCAATAATGACAAGTACAATGGCGAGTTCTGCAACGGCAAGCAGCATGGTCATGGTACTATGACCTATACCGATGGTCGCATGTACGAGGGCAAGTTTCTGGACGGAAAGCAGCATGGTCACGGTACTATTACCTGTTCCGATGGTACCAAGTACAATGGTGATTGGAAGGACGGCAAGCCGCATGGTCGGGGTATTATGACCTGTCCCGATGGTCGCACGTATAATGGTGATTGGAAGGACGGCAAGCAGCATGGTCGCGGTACTATGACCTTCGCCGATGGTCGCATATACAGGTTAATTACCGGTAGGGGGCAAGTTCCAGGATGAAATACCTATTCGATGAGTCCATGATGGCGATTACCCAGTCGCGCGACCTAGCACTAGACGCTCAAAGATTACAATACAAGAAAAATAAAACAATTAGTTCTCTTATATCTATTATTCTTTTATTAATTATTTAAAGTAATTAATAATAGTAATAAAACCACCCACCTACCCCTACTTTTTAATCAAAATAAAAACCATTTTCTTCTATTTTTTAACTCCATCTGTTTAGTTTGTTCTTGCAACTGTTTTGTTTGCTCCTGTAAGATTACCTGTTTTGTTTGCTCTTGCATGAATTTTGTTTCTTCCTGTGAGGTTATCTGTTTCGTTTCCTCCTGCATGATTTTCGTTTTCTCCTGTATGATTTTTGTTTGTTCCTGTATGATTTTTGTTTGTTCCTGCATTTGTGCAATAATAATATCCGGAGTTTTGGACAGAATTACACCACTAGAAACAATCCCAGTCAAGCCTAAAGCCAGGCCAAAAACCTGCTTGTAATTAGTTGTCATTACCTTGATTGTATCAGGTAACCCTTTAAGTGATCTCAAATTATTTAGATAATATAAAGTATCATCTATAAATAAAGATGGTGAGCCGTTAGGTGATCTCAAATAAATGTTCATATATATGTCATCTTATTAGCTATACTAATAATTACTTTATCAAACTATTTAAGTAGCAATATCTTGACCTGTATGTGTATAACTACTACCATCATTATTAACAGAAAAATAAGGTCCTTTTTCATTTAGACCAGCATAGGTGACAAATAGATTATTAACTGTTGCATATCTAACAACTGTACGAGCATCTTTACTTAAGTAAAGTTTACCATCAGCTTTCTCTTCAAAACACCATGATTTAATACATACTTTATTTGCTTTAATTGAATTAGATGAAATATCTACAGGTATAATTGCGTCTTTACCATCTTTTCCAGGTAGTCCCTGTAGACCAGTTACACCACGCTCACCAATTGGCCCTTGAATACCCTGACTACCTTGACTTCCAGTATCACCTTTTTGCCCCTGTAATCCAGTCAAACCACGCTCACCCTGTGGTCCACTACTTCCATTTTCACCACGTGGTCCAACTCCTCCAATTGGACCAGGTACACCTCTTAAACCCTGGACCCCTTGCATACCCTGACTACCGGTACTACCAGTATTACCACGCTCACCACGTATACCTTGAACACCTTGAATACCACGTTCACCTTGTAATCCTCTTGGTCCTTTTAAGGTACTAACTGTAGTCTCAAGACTTCCTTTAAGACCAGTTTTTATATTATCTTTAATATTACCCAAATTAGTACCTAACTTTGATAATGATTCACCTATATCGAAGTCTTCATGTACATATTTAAAAGATTTTTTAAACATACTATATATATATGAAAACATTCATTTTATTTATATTTATATTCATAGTGGTTAGTTTGGGTGTAATGAGAGCTTATTCTACTTATAAGGATGATATAGATACCCAAAATAATATATTAAAAGTATCATCACCAGATAAACCCATAATTCAACAAAATGAAGATGATATAATAGATAATCCAATAACAACATTACCAATTGGAGATCCAATAATATATCAACCATCAAGTGATCAAACATCAAGCGATCAACCTATATTTAAAGAACCTATAGGATCACCAGTATCAGAAGCACCTGAAACGGTAATCCCCCCTTATGAATCAACAGTGTTTACATGTCCAGTAAATCGTCAACCACCATGCCAGAGTGGTTATTATCGGGATATTATAAAAAGTACTAACGAAGAATGTTGTTTTATAAATATTGATTTTGGAAGTAAAACCTTTTTGGAACGTTTGTTTACTGATGTTAACTTTCAAATATGGTTAATTAGTCAGTTGGGTGCATCATATATTCTTGGAAAATTAGCAGATATTGCTGATGCTGGATGGATGAAAAAAGCAGTACAAACTGTAATTGAAATGCAAGCTAAGGAAGCTGCTGAAGAAGCAGGTGAAAAAGCTGCTAAAGAAGCAGGTGAAGAATATGTAGAAAGATTAGGAAAAAATGCAACTAAAGAAGGTTTTGAAGCAGCATCAAAGGAAGCTTATGAAAAAGCTTATAAAGAAACTTTTGCTCAAGCATTAAAAAAAAATGGAGATAGTTTAATTGCAAAAATGAGTAAATTTGGAGATGAAGCAGTAGTATTAGCAAAACGATTAGTTACTAGTATAGTTAATATACCTGATACAGTTGCAAAATATAGTGTTGAAATTGCACAAAAAGCTAAAAATTTTGTAACTAATACACTGCCAAAATTATCTACAACAATTGATAATGCTCTAAAAACAGTTTTATTAAAATTAGGACCTAGAGCAACTAATGTAGCAGTCAAAACAACAACTAAAATAGCTGTAAATACTGGGGTTAAACTGGCGGCACGAATAGGTCCTAAATTAGCAGCAATTGGATTAAAAATGTCAACAAAACTTGGAATGGGTCCTGTTGGATGGGCTACTTTAGCATTTGATTTATTAAGTTTAGGTTTAGATATTGCAGATCCAGGTGGTTACACTGATATTACTCTCCAAAAAGCTTATGATGAATTTAAAAGGGTTACTTATAATACTATTAAACAAAACTATGAAAAAGAAGGATTAGTATTTCCATCAACAGTAGGTCCTAAAAACAAATTAAATCTAAGTCTTGAAGAAATTAATAAAACAATTGATACTTTAGTCCAAGGAGAAATTGATACTTTTATAGAACAAAATCCAACTACAACCGAATTACAGATTACTAATAAAAAAACTGAACGAATAGCTTACTATAAAGATTATCAAACAAAAGATGAAGGTATTATAGTTATTAATATTACTAAGATAGTTATAGATTATGTAACAAAAGAAATAACAAATTATGTTGATTCTTTACCAGATAAAGAAAATATGATTGAATCAGAATTAGAAAATTTAATTAATACTAAAGCCAATCAAATAGTCAGTTATTTAGAATCTGGTACAGGAGGAGCTATGTTAAATAAAAAATTATGTGATAATAATGATGGTATATATATAGAGGCAACAGGTCAATGTACTTATAAAAGTAGAGATGAATGTTATGGACATCATAGTTGGCCATTAAAACCAGATGAAATATCAACTGTTTATCGTGACGGAAAGTGTTACATATCTGGTCAAGAACATTTAAGAAACTTGTGTGAAAGTAATGGTCTTGTTTATGATAGAGATAAGGAAGAATGTATTATTACAGATATTTATTGTATGAAAAAGGGTTTGGATTATAAACAAGATGGTACTAGAGGTGATTGTTATTTAAGTAATTTCCAGTTCATAGGTGAATTAATTTTTGGAGAAACTGTTACACGTGGTTTAAAACAAATATTTGATCCTGCACAATACTTACCATGTAATGGTGATGAAATTGATTTATATTATGATACTCCTCCTTGGTTCAAAGATATGATGAAAATTTTAACTATTTTATCATATGTTGTACTACCATTATATCCATTTGTAACTCTATATAATACTGCAGCCAATAAGATGTGTCTTAAGAAAACATCAGATTGTCCAAAATTAGGTGAATTAATTATGGAAAAAGGTGGTGGTGCTTTATGTTATATACCATGTGATAAATCTGAAGGAGCTATAACTGATCCTCATAAAAATGTTTCTTCAACTTGGAAATCTGATGGTGAAACAGTATGTTATAAACAATATGCTGGATGGGAAAATAATGGTCAGGGTCACACTTTAACTAGTATAACTAAACGGATTGTTACTACACCTATGGCTACACCATTAACTGATTGTCCAAGTGGTTATACTAAACGTGGTGCAGTATGTTATAATAATTGTCCAGCAAATGGAACAGATGGTAGTTACTGGGAATCAGATGGTACACATGGTTGTTATAAAAGACCTAAGACTTGGCCTGGTAATACAACTACAACACATCTTCAACATGATACTAAATATAGTCCAGCTAAACCGATTGATTCATGTCCAAGTGGTTATACTAAACGTGGAGCAGTATGTTATCAAAATTGTCCAGCTAATGGAACAGATGGTAGTTACTGGGAGACGGATGGTACATATGGATGTTATAAAAGACCAAGTAAATGGCCAGGAAATACAACTACAACACATCTCCAACATGATACTAAATATAGTCCAGCTAAACCAATTGATTCATGTCCTACTAATAAAGAAAAGAATGGTGCCTTGTGTTATGATAAATGTAATACTGGATATACTGGAGTAGGACCAGTATGTTGGGGAACATGTCCTGCAAACACAGTCGACGTAGGTGCTCTTTGTCGTGATACATGTAGAGCTGGATATTACGAAGTGGCAGGTGTATGTTATGAAAATACACCGTCAACACATGTAGATGTGGGTGCTTTATTAAGAGAAAAATGTAGAGCAGGATATACAGATGTAGCAGGAGTTTGTTGGGAAAATACTCCTGGTGGATGGTCAGATCAAGGTGCTTTAATTAGAGAAAATTGTCGAGCAGGATATAGAGATGTAGCTGGTGTATGCTGGAGTACAGCAGCTTGTAATAGTGGGTATAGAGATGATGGTACCTTGTGTACTAGAGATACACATATTTATGCAAAGTCATGTCGCACTGGAACAAGAGATAAATGTCAGGGTGGATCACTATTAAGAGGGTGTGACGGATGTCGAGATGATGGTTTATTTTGTTGGTGTTGTTAGTATAAAATTATATTATAAGATTATTATATTATGGGTAATAGTTGTTCGGCAAGAGCAAAGTCAAGTTACTGGAGTGACTGTGCATATACTATTAAAGAAGTATATACTGAATGTGATGGGTGTGCTGCAGGATATACCAATGATGGTTTATTTTGTAGAAGAGATGTTCACACTTATGCTAAAGGTAGTTATGTTCCAACAACACGTTCTAAAAGTAGTTATGTTCCAACAACTCGAGCTAGAGCAAGTTATGTACCAACTACAAATCCCAAACCAAGTTATGGACGTGGAGCAGGTACACCTTTAATATGTGCTCCCGGACGTGAAATGCGTGGTGCTCTATGTTATGATAATTGTGCAGTTCATAATACAGCAACAACAACTTATGAACGTCGTAATGATAATTTAGAGTTCTGTTCAACTGCTTGTCCATCTGGTTTCACTAATATTGGTATTGGTGGTTGTCAGAGACCACGAGTAGATGTTACAAGTAAACCTTTAGAATGTGCTCCAGGTAGAGAACTAATAGGTGCTCTATGTTATGATAATTGTAATGTATATAATAATACAGCTACGACTTATGAACGTAGAAAAGATAATTTAGAGTTCTGTTCAACAGCTTGTCCATCTGACTTTACTAATATTGGTATTGGTGGTTGTCAAAGACCAAGATGGCATGCTGGTAGTACAAGTATGGTTTGTCCACCAAATAAACGTGAATATAGTACCAGTTTAGGTCTATGTTATGATGACTGTAATGTCGTAGCCGGTATTGCAGAAATTAAAGATGGTAAAGTGGTTAAGAAACCAGGACAAGAAAATAATAGTTATACTATGCAATCTGCCGGTTTATGTTCTCAAGAATGTCCATCTGGTGTATTAATGGATTTTGGTGTTGGTTGTACCCGACAACAGTTTAATCGTGGAACAGGTGTACCAGGATGGAGTCTTCGTTTTAAGGATAGAAAAGTACCATATGGCACCAAGTAATTATTAAATATTATCGTATATATCTATAAGATAATATCATGCATGAACATTTTAATTTTAACCTTCCCTATTCTACTATTATAGAACCATTATACGTTGTCAAACCTGGAACTATTACTGGAACTATTACTGGAACTATTACTGGAACTGGAACTGCTGCTGCCGAAGCTGCCACTAAAGCTGCCGCCGAAGCTGCCGCCAAAGCCGCTGCCGAAACTGCTGCCAGAGCTGCCGCCGAAGCTGCTGTCAAAGCTGCCGCTGAAGCTGCCGCCAAAGCTGCCGCCGAAGCTGCCGCCAAAGCTGCCGCCAAAGCTGCCGCCGAAGCTGCCGCCAAAGCTGCTGCCGAAGCTGCCGCCAAAGCTGCTGCCGAAGCTGCCGCCAAAGCTGCTGCCGAAGCAGCAGCTAAAGCTTCTGCTCAAGCAGCTTTTGAACTTGGTTCCAATGGAATATTAAGCGATGCAACTAAATTATTATTAAAAAATACAGATGATGCTCTCAAGGTTGCAGATGATGCTTTAATTGTACTTACTAAATCTACTGATGAAGCCTTATCTGCCGCACAAATAGCAGCAAAAACTGCTGATGATCTATCGCTTGTAGCTGCCAAATCATCCGATGATGCTATTATAGCTGCTAAAAATGCTGACGAAGCTGGAGAGGCTGCCAAAGATGCTGCATTAAAAGCTGGTAAATCAGTTGATGAAGCTGAAAAACTTGGTGCTATGGCAAAAGCTAAAGTTTTATTTGGAAAAAGTCAAGGAATACTTGGTTTTATTGCAACCATAGGTGGTGTTTATATGTTTGGTAATTATCTATATGGTAAAATTAAACAAGATAAAGAAAATGAACGTTTAACTGAGCAACGTGAAAATGCTAAAGAATGTTATGCTCTATTTGCTGAATGTAAACGTACTAAATCTGAAGCTGAATGTATGACACTTCATAAATGTATGGAGGAAGCTGTAAAAGATGTCGAAAAAGAACAACCCGAATGGTGGAAATGCTATAAAGAATGTTATGATTCTAAAATTAAAGAAGGTAAAACTAATTCAATTGCTAATACAGAATGTACTGAACAATGTCAAAGTAAAGAAAAGAAAGCAGGTTTTCAATGTAATATTCTAACACCAGGATTTTTATGTACTATGTTTCAAGGTATAGATACTTTTTTAACTGGGTCTAGTACATGGTTAAAAACCATTATTTTTGTCATTATTGGTGTTATTGTATTTTTTATTATATTTCAAATCATAAAATTATTTAGATAAGTGATTCCATTATTTATATCTATTAATATAAATAATGAACTTTAATGTTGGCGATCGTGTACAACTTAATGACCTTCAAGGAACTGTTACCAGACTTAATATTCTTAACGTCCAAAATAGTTGTCAAGTAACCTTTGATAATGGCTCTATTAGGGCTTTCTTTGGTACTGATATTGAACTCTTATCATTGATTCAATAATAATATAGTTTTTAATCCACGATTTTGATTTAATATAAATTTATGATAATTACGCATCATTTTATGCAAGTATTCAAATACGATACGATAGAGTGTTCTATAATATGGTAATAAATACGTTTTGTAATCATCGGCTAATTTAAATGTTTCCAATTTAATTGCAACTTGTTCAAATACCTCATCAACAGGTGTTGTATCATATCCCATTGAACGTGTTACATATAAATATGCTAATGAATCCTTATTTTGAATATCATTGATTATAAAATTTTTAACCTCTTTAATTTTATTGACTATATTTTGTTTTCTTATATCAATATTACTTAATCCTGTATTTGTACTTGTACTTGTATGTAATTCTGACATTAAATTTGTTATAACTGTCTTCTCAATCGCATTATAAAAATTACTACCTAATATTTGACCAATAATATGAGTATATAATCTTACTAAATAACCATAATATATATTACCATCTAATGTTTTATCTTCATAATGTTGGAATTCTATAAACTGTACTATTGGTTTTAACTTATTAGTAATGCTAGCTATGTTATTAAAATCAAAATTATTTCTTTCATTAATACTTGCTTTAATACTTGCTTTAATATGAATACGATCACTAATTTGTTTAATCATATTATCCCAAAATACAGAGTAACCAAGATGATATTGTTGATTGAATAACTCTGCAGTTTTACGAAGTTGTAATATAATTTTGTCCTGAAATTCTATTTCATTTGGATTTAATGTAAACGCATTAATTTGAGAATTTTGAATATTTAAGTTTGGCTCAGTAATATAATTAATTTGATTATCTTTGGTACTTTTATGACTATCTAAAATATCACGTCTTATTGTTTTTTCATTATTTCTTTTACTAAAATCCTGTATACTGAAATTTGATTTCAACTGTTGATCATACATATCTTTTTCTTTCTTTAATCTTCCTCTAATTTCTTTGATATCTTTAATATTAACTATTGAAGGTATATCAACTTTACCATCTTCCCAATATAAGTTTTGTATAAAAATAGCAATATCAAAGATGTTTTCGAGATATAGTGGTATATTATTCTTTATTAAGTTATTTTCTTCTAATTCCACTTTCATCATTTCCCAATAACGACGTGTAAATACTACTTTATCATCATCTAATAGATATTTCAAGTGATTCATTTCTTTCTCTTTTATGAAATCTAAAACGGTTT